CCCCACCCCCCGCCATGGGACCCCCCCACCCAAGGTGCGCCCCAATTCTGCTATCAATGCTATCTTGATCGAATAGTATGACATAAGCCGGAATCGCGCGCAAATGCAGGCCCCAGGCGACCTCCAGCCTCTCTCTCTCTCTCTTCTGCTATTTTGCTATTGTAAAGTGCAAGTGTATGTATAAATCGCGCGCGCGCGCGAGGGGGGAGGGGGAGGGAGGTCTCTCTAAGTACAGGCTCTGATCCGCAAAAGGGATAGCAAAATAGCAGACTCGGCTGGGAAATCGGCTGAAAGCCTTGCGCGCCGTGCAGTACAGCCCTCCGGACGGATACGTCATACTATTCCTCAAGATAGCAGAAAAGATAGTAGAGTGGTGGGCTTGCCGGGCTTGCAAGCCTGTGATACAATGCTTGCATGAGTCGCGGGGGCGGGAATCGACCGCGCGGGGAAGGAACGGACAACCCAGAGCCTGACAAGGGACCTGCTGGGGGAGCATCCCGTATTTCACCTCCCGTGCGGACGGGCCGAGAGGCCCCCGCCTCCACCAGCTGTTAGCACAGGGGGAGATGTCGTGCGGAAATCATGCGCGGTTTGCGGAAAGCACGGCAGGGTCGTTCTGATGTTCCTCGACTGCGGCCACGAGGGTCGACTTGGCCCTCATCGAACAGTCCGGCCCAGTCAAAGCACGGTCCGTAGAGCCTGGTGGGCCGCGCTGCGGGCGAAAACCGAGGCTCTGAGGGCTGCCGGCGTGCCGATCGAGCCTGACGAGCTCACGGCGCACAAGAAACGGGCGCCTCTGACCCGGCTGCATCATCTGTACAACCTCGAACGGTCGAAACACGGCCTCCCGGCGCTCAGTTTCCTCGAATTTGACCCTTGGGGAGCCCATTTGGGCGCCCAGGAGCTCGCGTGGGACGTTCTAACGGACTTTAAGGGGTGGTCTGGGTCGATGGAACGGCTGTTTCCGGCCCTATGGGCCAAATCGGGGGTGGTTGCGTGACAGTTTTCACCTATATCGGGATCTACGTCGTGCTGGGCGCGCTCACGGCCGCCGGAATTGCGCTGATAGACCGGCTCCGCGGGTTTCCGCCCATGAGTACGGAGGAGTGGTTCGGCGTAGGGACGATCTGGCCGTTCATGGTGCTGGTGGTCGTTGGGTTTCTGGGTTCCGAGGTCTGTCGCTGGCTTGCAAGGCAGTTCAAGGGGGGGTCGTGATGGAACAGCAGATCTTCTACGGCGAGTTCAAGCTCGCGCTCTCCTTCCATGACGGCGTCGTCGCGGTCACGGTCTTCCACAAGAACCCGGACATCCGCGCGGTCGACCAGACCTGGCAGCTCGTGGAGTCTCGGGCGTTTCATCCCACGGAGGTGCTCCATGTCCAAACGCCCCCTTGAAGAGGGCACTCGGGCTCGGGCAAAGGTCTTCCGCCTCGGCCCGGCGCTTGAGGCACGCCTGAACGGACTTGCAAGGCAGCTCGGGATCACGCCCAGCGAAGCCATCCGGCTCGCGTTGGAGTCCTACATCGCCTACAAGGAGACCCGCTGATGCTTCGTCAACTGGCGGTACTAGTCATGCTTGTCGTTGTGACCTTCGTGGGGTGGTCTTACCGCGCGTCCCCAGACTACGTCGCGCGGGCGAAGGCCGCGACGTTCGTCCTGAACATCGAGGCCGTCTTCGCGTTGTCGGTCGACGAGAAGGCGTGGGATAAGTACGGCGCGGCTCTGATGAATGAGATCGGGGCGAAGCGCATCCAGCGGCGCGAGAACTGGCGCGTTGGCTCCTACGTCCTCATCAGCGCCCCCATCGGAGGGGGTACGGCGTGGTGGTTCGCTGTTGATAAGGAGAAGAGAGAAGCCTACGCCCTGACGAACGCCCACGTAGCACTCATGGGCGCCAAGGGGACCCTAAAGGCGCTCGAAGCAGCGAACAAGAAGTTCCCGGCTTTCAAGTACATCATCGACTCCGGGACGTGGCTCTGCCCGAACTTCACGAACGCCTCGTGGCCTAAGTCGTGCCTGAGCGAGCCTGACGTGGAGCTGGCCGACGTCGACCTCGACTTCGCGGTTGTCACGTTTGATTCTCTGGCAAAGGACACGTTGAAGGGCATTACGACTCTGCCGCTGGGCGACGACAGCGTGATGAAGGACGGTGATCCAGTCTTCATGGTCGGCGCCCCGTACCTGGTCGGCGACGTGGTTGCCAGGGGCCAGTGGCTCCGCCGCGGCGACGGGTGGATCGACGAGCCAGGGTGGCGGGCGAGCCTGCCGAACGACATCGTGTCGGCCGGCGGGTACAGCGGGAGTGCGGTGGTGAGCGCGAAAAGCGGTAAGGTCGTCGCACTACACCACGGCTCGTTCGCGGGGTTCCGCAGCGGGCGTAACATCGGGCTGTCTGTGCCGATCAGTCTCATCAAGGTCATCCTGGCGCTGAACGGATACCCGGTAGGGGCTGTTCGATTGTGAGAGAGATAACGCCGGAGGCTCGATGGGTCCTGGTGCGGACCTTCGCGGCGTCGACGGCCGTCGCCTTCTGGCTCGGCGCGACGCTGGGGCCAGAGTGGGTGGTCCCCATGTTCGGGGCCTTCTCGCTCCTCTTCGCGGCGCTGCTCTGCTGGATCAGGGTCGGCATCGGATAATCTTCTCCAGAACTTGACAAGTCCTTGCAAGTGTAATACGATGGCCGGTGGAGAGGAGGTCTGCCGGCCATGTCAGTTCCCCGAGGTGCGTGGGCAAGCAAGGAAGGCCAGAAGCTGCTGGCCGCGGTGCTTGACGGCAAGCTGACGCGCGCGCAGGCCGCAGCGCGTGCCTCTGACCTCTGGAAGACGAAGGTGATCGAGAAGCACGTCAAGGATGCGGCCTACCGCCAGAAGAACCCGGACTACCGGGCGGCGGCTGTCCTCGGGAAGTCCGGGATGCCGGCGTCACGGCTCCGGGTGCTCCGGCCCAAGACCTCGCGCGACAAGCTCGCGCAGCTGACTGACGTGGCGGCGGAGATCGTCGCCGAGGCCGTGAAGATCCGCATCCAGGACCTTGAAGCTGAGGTCGCACAGCTCCAGCAGGACAAGGAGCGACTGGAGGCGGAGCTCGCTGGGGAGCGGGCTCGGGTGGGCTCCGTTGAGCGCGCCGTGGTCGAGAAGCTGCGGGAGAAGGGCGTTCTGGTTGAGCACTCCGTTCCCACGGACTAGCGCGGCCTCCTCCGGGTTCTCTTCCTCCCACCGCTGAAGGAATGAGCGCGGCACTCCGGGGTGGACCTCTCCTGGCGGCCACTCGCCGGTGTACCGGCGGTACGCGCGGCGCACCGCATCTTCGGACTTGTCTAGATCCAGAGCGACTTGGGCAAGACTTCTTGTGCCACCACGAACCGCCTGGAGCAGCTCCGTGCCGTTTGGGGTGTTCCAGAAAGCTTCCAACGCTTGACCTCCGGCTGCTTAGAACTCTACCCCGAGCTGCCCGAGGCTAGACTGATACGAATCGGCATTGTGCAACATCGGGGTAGGTAGATAGGAGTTTCGGCATAAGAACGAGAGAATCCTACTGCCGGCGACTGCCGGGAAAGGAGCACTTGGGAGATGGCTCCGAAATGCCTCATTACAGATCTAAGGCCAGAGGCCCGCAGGTTCTATACCCGCCTGGGGGCCGTGCTAGGCACACCGCTCCCGACGACAGTCCTGTGTCTGCTTGAAGAGCTCGCGGCGCATCCTGCGGCTCTATCGGCCCTGGCGGGTGCCCTTGACGAACGGGTGTTCGACCTGATAAGCTAGGGGGCAGTGGAGCCGCGGTAGGAGAGCTGGGCTCGTCCAGGCTTTCGGAGGACGGATGCCCATTCTGTTCTCCACCTCCCTCCGCGAGCGGCTCTGGCTGGTCCCCCTCTCCTCCCCAGCCTTATCACCTCCCCGGTGAAGAGCCGCTCACTCTTTGTGACTGGAGGATTGCAAGTGAAGAAGAAAGTCTGGAAGCCGAAGAGGGTCACAGTCGAGTGGCTCGACGCCAGTGCTCAGGTCGAGCTGCACGGAACACTGAACGCCGTCCTCGACCAGGCCAGGCTGAAGCGGCGCGAGAGCCAGGGTTGGCTCCTGCGGTATGACGACCAATTGACCGTGATTGCGCGCGACTACGATGCGCCCGAAGAGGACGGCGAGGAGCCGGAGACGGGCGACACTCAGACCATGCCGAGCATCCTCGTCCTCTCTGTTCGGCAGGGAAACCGGAGGGTGAAGAAAGATGGGGATCAAGGATCTGAGGCGCAAGCAGGATCGGGCGCTCCGCGAGCGGATGAAGGCTCAGCTGCCAAGCCACGCGGACGTCGTGGCGGTGGTGTCCGTGCTGATGCGCCAGATGGCCGAAGTCCGGACGGCGCTCAAGCAGAAGGGCTTGCTGGAGGAGCGGACGGACACGGGGCTGATTAAGGTATGAAAACGCTGCCAACTACTGCCGAACAGAAGTCGCTTGTCGAGCTCGCCCGCGACCAGGGTTTCGACGTTCTCAAGTTCCTCCAGGCCGTGATGGATAACGCCTGGCAGGCACTCGGCGAGCCGAAGCCCATTCCTCTGAGCCTGCGGATCGCCGCAGCAGACCTGCTGCGCAAGTACGCTGCGCTGCCGGCGAACGTCAATCTGGAGCTGGACGTGCGGAAGATCCTGGTCTACGAGGGCGACAAGAACGTTACGCCGCTCCCACCGGGTCGGCGGCCGGATGACATGCAGCCGCTGCTTCTGGACACTGGCACGGCTGCGCCGTATCCTCGGCCTCGGCCCTCGACGACCAACGATGCCCCCTAGGGTTGAACGGGTCGAGCTTCGGTACTTCGGGAAGAAGTCGGGCTCGATCAACGCGAAGCAGTGGGCGGCCCACCAGGCCGTGACCCAGGACGTCCACACGGTCGGTATCGAGGGCGCCGGCGGGTCGGGCAAGACCTACTGGCTCATCAACGAGACGCTGGACCTGTGCCTGCGATTCCCCGGCTGCATGGTGATTCTCTCTCGCTGGACGCAGGACTCGCTGGATGCCGTCCTCCGGCCGCTGTTCTACAAGGTCATCCGGGAGGACTATGACGAGGAGATCCTGGCGACTCAGCTGCCGCATAAGGGCTGGATCGCCGCTGAGGAGCGGCAGATCCTCGCCAACAACAGCTCGGTCTACCTGCGCGCTCTGAAGAGCGGCGACGACAACAACCGCTATGCCAAGTTTGACGGCCTGACCTTGGGGGCCGTGGCAATCAGCCAGGCGGAGGAAGTGCCGAAAGACATCTTTCAGCGACTCCGCGTCCGCCTCCGGCAACCGGGCGTCCCCCATCACTTCCTCTTCGAGATGAACCCGGTCCATGAGGACCACCACATCTATCGAGAGTTCAAGGCTCCTGACCCGTCCCGGCGGCTGCTAGTCAGCTCCACCTACGACAACGAAGCCAACCTTCCTCCGGACTTCATCCGCAACTTGGAGCGCGACTACCCGCCGGGGCACCCGCTTCGCCGGCGGATGCTCTTCGGCGAGCGCGGGCTGTCCGCGCGCGGCGACCCCGTCGTCGGCGAGCTGTTCAACCACCGGCTCCACATCCAGGAGGTCGAGTACGACCCCGGCCTCCCGCTGATCCTCTCCTACGACCCCGGCGCCCGTCACCCGGCGGTCTCCTGGGCACAGATCACGCTGGACGGCCAGCTCCGCGTGCTGGACTGCTACCTCGGCACGGACACCTATGCCGACGAGTTCTTCCAGCGCGTCTTCCAGCAGCAGGCTGAGACGTTCGGCGAGGTCGTGGAGCTGTACGCGTGCGGCGACCGAGCGATGGAGCAGCACAAGGGGAGCTCGAAGAAGACCGAGTTCGACATCTTCAAGCAGTGGCTGAAGCCTTGGGGGGTGTCGCCCAAGGTCGGCGTGGTCGCAGACAAAGCGTTCCTCGTTCAGCAGTTCCTGAGCTACTTCACCCGGCTGGTCCGGGGGCAGCCGGCGATCGTCTTCCACCCCCGCTGTGCCTACCTGATCGAGGCGATGGAGGGCGGCTGGGTCTGGGACGAGCCTACCGAGGCCCGCCCGACGCCCAAGCTGCCCAAGCAGGATGGGTATTACGATCACGGCGTCGACACGCTGCTGTACATCAAGCAGCACTTCGGGCCGGGCATCCGGCAGCCTCGGAAGGCCCATGACCCCGACGCTCCTCCGCGCCAGCCGAAGCGGAAGCGCACGACGGCCGCGGGGTATTAGGTGCCCTTGACATGGCTTGCAAGCCTCTGATAGGATAGGAACACATGTTCGCCAACCCGCTTGCAATTCGACCCCTAGGGAATAGGGTTCTGGTTCAGGTGCTGCAGGAGGAGCTCCAGCGCCGCTCCGGGCTTGTCATCCCGAGCAACGTGAAGCACCCCTCCTGCCAAGGGCTCATCGTGGCCGCAGCGCCGGGAGTATGCGACTTGATGCCAGGAGACGTCGTGCTGTTCGACTCGTATCAGGAGAACCAGATCTTTCCCGATCCGGCGGACCCCACGGATGAGTACCTGCTGATAGAGGCGGACTCAATCATGCTTGTTCTAGAAGACGATCCCTACGAGCACCTGCCTAAGCTCAAGCCTGGGCAGGAGCCGGAGGATCTCCCAACAGGCGAGGAGAGGATCATTTGATGGAAGAGCTCGCGTACCAGGCGATCGGAGAGCTGTACGTCGCGAACCTGATCCTGCAGCGCCATCTGCGCGAGCAGGCGGAGCGCGCCGAGAAGTTGCAAGCGGAACTCGACGAGAGTAAGGCGGCCGGAAAGGCTGCCGGAGAGGAGACACCTTCATGAAGATCAAGCCCGTGGCTATCGTGCTTGCCGTGCTCGGCTTCGTCGCCGGCGGGTATGTGCAGGGGTACTTCGGCCTGCAGGGGTACGGCATCATCTCGCTCGCACTCGCCGCTGCCGGATTTGCGGCTGGGCAGTATTTCATTAAGTAGCCCACGCCTCGGAGGTCACAATGAGCGTTCTTCCTCCCCCGGCTGAGCAGCCAGCCGCGCCCGCGCCTATAAGCTTCGACGCGCCGCAGTCGGCGCCGCCGGAGCAGCCTGTCTTTGCGATCGTGCTTGAACAGTCCGATCGCGAGGATCTGGCGCGCGCATACTCGAACGAAATCGAGCGATCGCTTCGTGTCCGCAGGCTCGGCTCCACCGCCAGCAAGGGGCTGGAGCAGGACCTGCAGGACTACTGGGAGCGCTACGAGCTGATCCCGCCGGACCGCGAGCTCCCCTTTGAGGGCGCCGCGAACTACCGCGTCCCCTTGACGAAGTGGGTCATCGACTCCATCCACGGCCGCGCCTACGCCGGCTTGTCTTCCGTGCGGCCGACTTACAAGGTCGAGCCGATGGAGCCGGATGACAGTGCCCACGCCGCACGGATTGAAGAGTTCCTGGACTACGTCTTTGAGCAGGAGCTCAACTACGCGGAGTGGCTCGACGACGCGCTCCTGAACGGCCTGGTCGAGGGCACGGCTGTCGGCGTCCTGAACTGGGATGTCAAGACGGAACATCGGCTCCAGGAGGACATTCAAGAGATCCAGGAGCCTGTGCCGGACGAGTCGGGGCAGCCCATGCTCGATCCCTATGGGCAGCCCATCATGAAGCGCACGACAAAGAGCCGTATCGTCGAGCGCGAGGATGTGTCTTACGAGGGGCCGCGGCTGGACCTCGTGCCGCTGCTGGACTTCCTGGTCGCCGACTGGCGCCGGAAGAACCTGGCGGAGCAGCCTTGGATGGGGCATCGCACCCGGCTGTACGCGCCGGAACTGTCGGCGCTCCGGGGCCAGGAAGGCTATATCGACGAGGAGATCGACGCGGTCCTGTCTAGCACGGGGAACCAGGCGACGGAGTCCGTCCTCACGGCGCAGCAGGCCGGCGAGGAGAAGCGGACTGGCGTCGTGGAGTCCAGCCAGCCGTCATCGCTCAAGATGCTCCAGTGGTATGAGATCTGGAGCCTCCTGGGGTGGTACGACTGGGACCGGGACGGGCAGCCCGAGCGCGTGGTCATGGAAATCGCCATGCCGCAGCGCCGGCTGATCCGGCTCATCAAGTACCCCTACCTGCATAACCGCCCCAACTACATCGTCCTTCGCATCCTCCCTCGGACATCGCACTTCCTCGGCCGCAGCCTGGCCGCGGACATGCGGATGACCCAGGACGAGACAGACGCCACGCACAACCAGCGGACGGATGCGACGGCGGTGTCCATCGCGGCTCTCTTCACGTTCCTGGTCGGCGAGGGGGCCAGTCTTGACCTGGAGCGGGACAAGATTCAGCTCGGGCGGCCGATCAAGGTCGAGGGCGACGTCAACCAGATCCAGTCGCTCGCACGCGCCTTCCGGGGCGTGCAAGTCCCCGGCGCCGAGCTGGAGAACTTGCTCCTGAGCTTCGCCGAGCGCCTGAGCGGCATCAGCGATGCGCAGACCGGGCGGACCACCACGAGTCGGACGACCGCGTTCGAGATCGGCGCGGTGATCCAGGAGGGCAACGTCCGCTTCAAGCGGTACATCGAGCGGTGTGAGGTCGCGCTGAAGGAGCTGGCCTATCAGGTCATCGGCCTGTACCAGCAGCACGCCGACCGCGCGATGCCTAAGGTCGTGAAGGTGCTGAACGACCCCGACAACCCGTTCCGGACGGTCGAGGCGAACGAGATCGCCGGACGGTTCAACTACCGCGTGCATGGCGCCGCGATTGCCAGCAACCAGGACCTCGACGCCCGCAAGATGCTAGAGCTGCTGGAGCTGGTGGAGAAGAGCGCCGTTCTGCAAGCCTTCATTAAGATCAACCCACTTAACGGCTGGAACCTGGCAAAGATGGTCCTGGACAAGCTGGGAAGCGGCGACATCCCCGTCACGGACATCATCGGCACGAAGGAACAGCTGCAAGCGTACCTTCAGGCCCAGGCCGCTACGGCGGCTGGCAGGCCAGAGCCGGGCGGCAGCGACCCTAGAGTCGAGCAGACCGTCCAGAGTATCCAGACTGGGCGTCCCATCCCCCCTGCCCCGGCCGAAGTAGCTCCTCAGGTGGGCTAGGGTGGCCTTGACAAGGGAACAATTGTTCGATACGATGGGGCCACTGCAAGACCTCATCGCCTCACCTGGCTGGACGGTCTTCGCACGGGAGCTCCAGGCCCGAAGGACTCGCCACCTACTCAACCTGACAATCGAGTCTGCGACGGGCGACCTGGCTGCCGTGCGAAGCTTGCAAGCCAAAATCACTGAGATCGACATCCTGCTTAAGTGGCCCGAGCAGGAGATCGAGAAAGGACGGCGGGTCGCACTCGCACGCGCCAGCGTATCGGCGCAAGGAGACTGATTCATGCCTGAAGAGCTTTCGGTCGCCGCCCCCGTAGTGGCGGATCAGGCAAGCTTGGTTCCCGCACCCGCAACTGCACCAGTCGTCGCCGGCGACGCACAGCCGGGGGACGGGAAGCCAAAAGGACAACCGCTGTCGCCAGAGGTGCACGCGGCAGTGACTGAAGAGCGGGCGCGCTCTGCGCGTTACCGCGGCGCCCTGGAACAGCTCGTCGTCATGGACGAGCAGGGCGAGATCGTCGGGCTCCGGCCCGAAGTCGTGGAGCATGTCCGGACGCAGATTGCTGCGGCCCCGGCGGCCCCGACGTCAGACCCCGAGGTGGCCTACCGCGCTCGGATCGGCGAATGGGCGACGAAGCTCGGCTTCCTCCCCGAACAGGTGGAGGGGGTCGTGACGCTCGCAGAAGCCATCGCGCGTAACATCGTCTCGCAAGAGACGGAGCCGATGGTGTCCGCCAACATCGAGTCGATGAAGGCGGGTCTGATCGCCTCCGACGTGGTGCCGAAAGAGGCCGCGACGTTCGTCGCGAAGTGGGTTGATCGAGCCCGGACGATGAACGCGCGCGCACTTCTGACCCCTCAGGGGCGTGAGACGGTGCTTCGCCAGGCCATCGGAGAGTATTACATCCAGAAGGCTCGTGGCGGGGGTCGGGCGCCTGCAGGGGTTCCGACTCCGGCGATGCTTCGGCCGTCTCCTGGCGCACAGCCAGGCGCACAGCCGACAGCGGACGAGGCGGCAATCCGAGCGAAGCTCGGCCTGACGCCAGCATACACCGCGAACACGCCAAGGGAGGAAGTGCTATGACCAAGCCTCGGGTTCAAGCAATCGACGTTTCCACCCGCTCAGAGCGGGATGTTCTGAAGACGCCGCAGCGTCCAGGCTTTGCTCGGCGCCTCGTGAAGAACGACCCGATCCGCATCGAAGAGATGGAAGAGCTAGGCTACCGGGTCGTGCAGAAGGAGGACGGCGGGCCGTTCGTCCGACGCGAGTTCGTTGTCATGGAGACGCCACAAGATCTCCACGATGCGCGTCAGGCCGCAAAGGTCGCCGAAGTCCGACGTCAGCGCGAGGCGCTCAGCCGGTCCGTCCGGCGCGACCTAGAAGGGGTCACGCAGAAGGACGAGTTCCGGGGCAAGACCGGGATCATCGGCGGCGTGTCAATCGAGGGCGGCGGCTCATAACCGCTGCTCATCACCTGACAATGAGGAACGGAGGGGGGGCATAGGCCCCCTTTTCCTCTCCAGGAGGTTCTACAGTGGCTACAATCGCTAAGGCACAGATCGAAATCATCGACCCCAAGGACGGGGAGTTCCGCACCTACCCCGAGGCCGCGTCCGCCACGTTCAAGCGTGGCGAGCTCGTGACGCTGTCTTCAGGCAAGGTCGCGGCGCTGTCCGGGACCGACCCGACCGCCGAGACGATCCTAGGGATCGCAGTGGCCGACGCCAGCGGCGTGACTGACGCCGACGCGGTCATCTTCGTCCCGACGCCCGACTCGCTCTTCGTCGGCAACCTGGGCGTGTCCCAGGTTACGGCGGCGACCGACCGCGGCGCGCTCTACGGGCTCGTCGAGGCCTCTGACCTCGTGCATGTCGACCAGTCTGACACGACCAACACCCGTGTTGTCGTGGTGGACCTGGACCGGCGTGACAAGGTTGGCGACACGAACGGGCGCGTGATCTTCAAGTTCATGGCCGCCTCGCTCGACCTGAGCGCGTAACGAGCCAGATCCCAGGAGGTAACGTACTGTGGCTATGACCCGAGCCGCGTTTGCGAACTACTTCATCCGCGGCCTGAAGGAAGTCTTCAACACCAGCTACAAGGAGCTTCCCTCGGTGTACGACCGAGTCTTCAACGTGCTGCGGTCGGACAAGAACTACGAGGAAATGCTCGGCATGGTCGGGTTCGGCTACCTGGCGCAGACTGGTGAGCTGGAGACAACCACGCTCCAGGACGCGCTGGAAGGCTTCAAGACCCGCTTCACCCACCTTAAGTACGCGTTGGGCTACCAGCTCTCACAGGAGCTCATCGACGACGACATGTACGGCATGGTCCGAGAGTTCCCGTCCGGGCTAGCGCGCTCCGCGCGAGCCACGATGGAGAAGATCTCGGCCGACGTCTTCAACCTCGGCTTCTCCGGGGGCGCGCCTCTTGCTGACGGGCAGCAGCTCTTCAGCACCGCTCACCCGCTGAAGCGCGGCGGGACCGGATCGAACAAGGCGGCGACCTCAGCCGACCTGGGGATCAGCTCGCTGCGGCAGGGGGTCATCGACCTGCGGAAAGTCACCGACGACTCCGCTATCCCGATCGCCGGCTCGCAGGAGATCAACCTGCTCGTCAGCCCCGAGGGTGAGTTCGACGCGGCTGAGATCATCAAGTCCGTCGAGCGGCCTGACACGGCCAACCGCGCGATCAACGCGCTGGCCCAGCTGCGGCGTTGGAACCTCATCGTGTGGGACTACCTCACCGATGCGGACGCCTTCTTCCTCGGCTACCCGAAGGGCCAGCACAAGCTGGTCTGCTTCATCCGCAAGGACATTGCCCAGGAAGCCGACCAGGACGTCATCAACGACTCCTGGAAGCACGTCGTTCGCTACCGGAAGTCTCTCGGTGCGGCCGACTGGCGCGGCTGGTGGGGCAACCCTGGCATCTAGTCCGCACCTTGCAAGTGTCGCTGGGGGCCTGACTCTGCAACTGAGCTAGGCCCCCGGCGTGCAAGACACTCGGGCGACACAGAGAGCTTCGGCGCCTCGCTCGCCCCAATCGGTGAACTGAAATGGGAGCAACGTTTCACAGTGGCCCTGTGTACGGGGCCTACGCGAACCTGTTTTCGGTTAGCAAGGAGAACATCGCCGCCTCAGCGTCAGCACTAGAGATCCTCCAGATCGACATCCCGGCCGACGAGGACTGGATCATCATGAAGGTCCAGGCGTACTGCGACGTGCAGGGCAACGCCGGCGATGTGGACGTGGAAGACGACGGAGTCAGCATCCTGAGCGCCGACGCTGTGCTTGTCTCGGACGGCGTCGTTGTCGCCGCGGTCGTTGCGACCGGCGGCGAGAAGGGCGCGCTCGTCGCGGGTGGTTCCGTGCTGACGGTCGATGTCGACAACGGTATCACGACCGCCATCGAAGACCTCACGGTCAACGCATGGGGCTTCATCCGCAAGAAGAACCCAACCCCGAGTGACGTGTAGGAGTGGGCTTAAATGGCTAACTCCATTAAGAACAACGTCATCTTCGTCGACACGACGGGCGTCGTCTTCACCGGCGGCGCCCGCGTGATCGCCGTCGCCGTGAAAGCTGCGGCGGCAGCCTCCAGCGTGATCCTGCGGGATGACGCCGCGGGCACTGGACAGAAGCTCATCAGCGTCGGCGACGTCGCGATCAACGGGTTCGACGGCATCGTCACGAAAGCGATCTTCAAGGACGTCATCCACGCTACGATCGCTGGTGCCGGCGCAGAAGCGTACATCTACATCGAATGACACTCAAGGGGGTATCTGCTAAGACGCCCCTTCCCGAGGTCCGGCCCGTGACAACCCTGCCGAACTCTAGCTGGTGGCTCCGGTTCACCGCGCGAGTTCGGCATTTCCTTGAGGACTCGCAAGTCGTCGCACCGCGGCGCGGCCGGCAAGAGGTGTGGCGCGCCCAGGACCGCGGCGAGCTAGTTCCGCCCCAAGTCGATCTCGGGATGCAGGGCAGCACAATCGTTGCGACGGCCCGCCCGAGGGCTTCGATGGTCCTTCGAGTCTATCGAGAAGCCACGAAGACCTGGGAGGCGCCGATCGTCGTCGACTCTGTCGACATCCGCCCCATTAACAAGGAGTAACTCATGGCGACAATCTACACGCAGGCCGGCGAAGAGCTGGTCGTTGACCTTATCGACGACACCGCCAGCGGCGCGGCGACGCACTACATCGGCTGGGGCACGGGCGCAGGCACGGCCGCCAAGGGCGACACGACCCTCTTCACAGAGGCGTCCGAGACCCGCGTGGCCGCGACCAAGTCGCAGCCGGCGGTTGACAAGAACCAGTGGCTCGGCACGCTGACCGCTGACGCCGCGAAGACCATCACCAACGGGGGCGTGCTCAGCGCTCTGACGGTCGGGACGCTGATTGTTCATGGCGACTTCGCTGGTGTCGCGCTGTTGCTGGGCGACAAGATCGAGTTCACCGTCACGCTGGAGCAGACGTAACTCATGGAGCTCCTTCGAGTGCAAACCGCAGACCCGGATGTGCTGGCGCGGAACTTGGCGTATGCCGGCGCACTTGCACGATCCATGCCGCCGGCGTGGAAGGGCGCGCACATCTCGCACGTCTACAGCGGGCCGGGTGGCGAGTACATGGGCCGCTTGCTGCCAGGCAAGGGGCTGTATCTAGAGTTCGACCCCAAAGAGCTAGGGATGACGCACTTTCCGCGTCACGTCTTCGCCCGCTCCCCCGTGAAGCGGCTGATCGACGGGCTGGTGGGATTTGGCCTGCCGCTGGCCTGGGCCGAACAGGGAGCCATCACGACCTACGACGGCATCATCAGCGCGCGTGCTGGCGGCAAAGCGTTCGACATCACCTGGTCTAAGACCAGCATCACCACCGTCGCTAACACCTACTCCACGCTCTATCGGGCCGGCGGTCTGCCGGTGGCCGGGACGTACACGAACATCCCCGGCGGCGCGGCGCACACCCGCGCCTCGACAGGGGCTTGGTCTACTGGCCTCATCGACCCAACTAACCCGGACAAGAAGTACATGCTGACGCTGGGCTTCACGCACGCTTCGGCGCTCAACATGCTCATCCTGATCGACCTGCTGGTGGCAGCCGGGAACATTCTGGCAACCACAGCATCTGCCCAAACCGTCAACTCAACGGCCCTGACGCGATACACGACCGGCGCAGGCGTGATGATGACCTTTGACATCACGACTGCTCTTTCGGCTACTGCCCACAACATGACGGTCAACTCCTACACGAACCAGGCGGGCACCGCCGCCCAAACGACAGGTGCTCAGACCGGGTTGAGTGGTGGTATCGTGATGCGTCTTGTCCCGGTTGGCCTAGGCCCCTTTATGCAGCTTGCTACTGGGGACTACGGGGTGCGGTCGGTCGAACAGTATACGAACTCTGCAGCTCTCGCGGCAGGGGTGTTCGCCCTGAACCTCTACTTCCCGATCGCGTTCGTGCCTGGGATCGGCGCGAACGTCTACATGGAGCGTGGCAGCACCGTGTCGGTGGATGGCTTGACCGAGCTGGTGCAGACCGCCGGCGGAGTGCTGGGCTGCCTGGCGGCCTATGCCTTCTGCAACACGACATCTAGCGGCATCGGCACTTACTTCCTGCGGACCTGCAACGGATAAATGCTCCTCGGCTGGGCGGTCGGCGCCAACGGCATCCAGCAGGCGGTTTACGCGGCTCTCCGGGCTGGGATGTCCCTTAAGCCCGCCCAGGCTCTTAACGCCAACACAGAGATCGGCATGATGGCGGGAGAGGCTGTTCAGGTCCAACAGCGGTTCCGTCCGGACAACGACGGCTCGTCCGGAGCGTTTACGCATAACTGGTCGACGGGCTCGGACGTGAAGATCCCCTGGCCGGTCAAGGCGGCAGGGGTCATCACATACTTCAAGACCCTTGCGGCGGTTGCTGTCGGGCAGGCGGTTTTCGTCCGGAAGATCTCGATGACGAAAGCTGCGGTGGCTGTGGGAGTGCCGTTCATGGACCCGGTGGCGACGTTCCGTCGCTCGATGGCCGCGACGGCTGTCGGGGTGCCGACGCTGACGAAAGCGCCGCTGTACTCGCAAGCCCTGAGCGCAGTTGCAGTCGGGGTTGCGACGCTCACAAAGGCGGCAACGTACCGGCGCACGCTGGCGGCGACAGCCGTTGGGGTCGCCGCGGTTGCCCGGAAGATCTCGATGACGCTGGCGGCTACCGCAGTCGGTGTCGCCTCTGTAAGCCGGGTCACAACCTTCCGCCGGACGCTGGCCGCTACGGCAGTCGGGGCGGCGGGTCTCTCGCGGAAATACTTCAAGACGCTAGGCGCCACAGCCGTAGGCACTCCGACGCTGACACCCACCTTCATCTCAGGCGGCGGGGGCGGCGGTGGCGCTCGAAGCAAGTTCAAGCGGTTCGTGAAACTCATCAAACGGAGGTAACGCCCCATGCCTTTCAACGGGTTTGACATCTACCAGACGCGCAACGGCGTCCCTGAGACCGACATTCGCAAGATGCTCTGGTCCTTCCGTGCAAGCCGCGACCCGGTGCAGGACTTGTCGGTATCGCAGTCGGACATCGACCGCTGGGGATTCAACCGCGGCTATACGCGCTGGGCAGACGGGGACCGCATCTCCTACCACACGGTCTACGCCTTCGTGCAGCACCAGGACCCCGGCCATCACGACTTCGTGAACGCGATTCGGTTCCAGTGGCAGGACTTCGGGGCGACAAACCGGCTGCTCGATCAGGGCATGGCCGAGCTCGGCGAGGGCAGCGACCTGGGTGGCTCCTTCCCCGGCTTCCCGAAGCAGGGTCTCGCGCCGTATCCCTACGAGCGCGTGACGCCGCTTCCTGTCAACAAGTCGCGGCCAGGAGCCGTAGTGGAAATCTTCCATCTGCGGAACCAGACCAACCAGCTCCTCCAGCGGTTCGTCGTCCCGGCGATCGACCCGGCGACGGCCGTAGGCGCGCCGCAGACCCGCTGGTTCTACCAGCTCAACGGTCTCGTCGTAGCCGTGAACGACGAACTCGGCGTCATCGCCAAGATCATCATCGCCGGGATGCACCCGGCCTACACCTATCGCATCCAGGGCGTTGCCACCGCAGGAGTGTAACTCGTGGACTTCTCTGACATGCAGGCCGAGCTCAGTGAGATCCTCGCTGAGTCCAACGTCAAGACCTTCTCCCTCGCCGCCCGCAAGCGGTGGCTCAACGAGGGAGTCGTCGACGTTTGCCGGCTGACCCTGTGTCTCCAGAAGGAAGTCGCGAAGAACGTCACGGCAGCCACCCGGACCTACGACATCAAGACCGACTGGTCGCTGACCGACTTTCTTGCGTTCGCCAAGGAAGGCATCCAGCACTACAACGGCTCCTCGACGGCTCCTCTGTGGACGCCGCTGGAGCGGAAGTCGATCGAGTGGCTGGACGAGAATGTCGCCGGCTGGCGAGACACGAGCGCCACGAATCGGTCGGACACCCTTTCCTACTACGCCAAATATGGCCTGAAGGTCTACTTCCAGCCTGTACCTATCTCGGCCGTAACGGGCGGCTGGATCATTGGCTACCACTACTACCCAATTTCCGGCACCACGGTCGGGGGGCTGGTCAACCCTACCGACAAGCCGTTCGATGACTTTCCGGAGTTCTATCCGTACCACCGGCTGCCTGTACTCTTTGCTGGCTATCGCGCGCTCCTCAAGGCCGGCGCGCCGAAGGGCCAGCAGGTTCTTCAGGAGTACAGCGCTGGCATCCAGCTGATGAAGCAGGAGCTTCGGCGCGAGCCGGACCGAGAGCCGGTGATCTCGCTGTTCAACTACCGAGCCCAATGATTCGCGTCCTGTGCATCGAGAACTTGCACGCCTTCGAGGTGGCCCCGGCCGCTGAGGCCGTGTCCTGCCCCGTCTGTGGTTGCCGGCACGTTCGTCTCGCGCCCGAGTCCGCCCCAGAGGGCGTGCCGATCATGCGCAACAGCCCTCGGACGCGCGCGCGCGTGGAGCCAGGACGACACAAGGTCGGCGGAGCGCCGACGTGGTTGGATGACCCGAAAACCTTTGTCCAGACAGCCCGCAAGCTCGCGCCCGAGTTGAGTGATGCGGAGCTGAAGACCGCAACCGAGAGGTGGTTTCCCAATGGCTAGCGACAACTACGGCGTGAGCTTCAGCCCCATCAGCGGGGATCAGACTGAAGAGGAGCTCCAGCGGATGCTCGAACGGCTGTTCGGGGGTGCGAAGCCAAGCATCTCGGCTCTCCCGCGCCCGAAAATCCGCGGCGTCATCGACAATCTGTTCGCCTCGCTTCTGAGCGGCGGAGTGCGCCGGCCGGAGATCTCGGAGATCCTGGCCCCGCAGCAGCCCGCCGTGACGGAAGCGCCCGAGGGGCTGCCCGAGGAGGCGCCAGCGCCTGCCGAGGAGCTCGCCCCCGAGCGTATGACGCCCGAAGAGGGAGAGCCTGTCGCGCCGGGTACGGAGCAGCCGGAAGGCCCAGAGGTCGACTGGCCCGTGCCTAACGAGGGACAGACGGACCCGTATGGCAACCCCTACCTCGGCAGTCCAGGGAACGTGCCGTCGACAAGCGGGCCGACTGGTGAGCCCAACCCGATCAACCCGTTCTCGGAGTATGCTCCCACAGCCGCGCCTTCTGCTCCTCCGGTTCCGGCTGGAGAGGATGAAGAGGACGATGAGTTCTTTCGGACTCTTCTAGGACAGAACCAGCCGATCTAACAATGGCGAAGAAGAGCCAGGCCGGCGTCGTCAAGACCGCCGACCGGCGCCTCCTCCAACTGACCGACTTCACGGGTGGGTTGAACACTCGGACGAGCCGGTTTCTTATCAAAGACACGCAGGCCACCGAGATCATGAACTTCTGGTTCGGCCTGGGCGGCGTGCTACGCGTCCGGCCAGGCTCGATCCGCAAGACCACGACGAGCTTCGGGGCCGGCGGGATCAAGAGCGGCACGCGGTACTACCCAGCGACGGGTAGCGCGCAGCTCGTCTTCGACCACAGCACGTCGATCTACAAGAGCACCGACCACGGACAGACCGGCACGGCGCTGACGCTGCCGGTGTCGCTGTCTGCGTTCGACCGAGCCTACTACGTCCAGTCCGTCGACCTGCTCTTCCGCGCTGACGGGGTGAACACTCCGCTCAAGTACGACGGGACGACGGTGACGAAGTGGGGCATCGCTGCTCCCGGCTCGGGGGTCACGGCCGCTGACGGAGGGTCGGTCGGCAACGTCAACGGCACCGTGCTGTACAAGGTGACGTTCGTCACGGCGACGGCTGAGAGCAACGGCAACGCGACGGGGACGTCGATCACGGTTGTGAACCGAAACGTCAGCCTGACGAACATCCCGACAGGCGGCACAGACGTCACGAAGCGGCGGATCTACCGCACGAAGAATGGCGGGGCGATCTACTACTTCCTGACCCAGATCAACGATAACGTCACTACGATATATACGGACGACACGCTTGACTCCGGCTTGGACGTGTCGATCGAGCTCCCCGTCGACAACGACATGCCGCCGACAGACTTGGAGTTCATCGAGCCGTTCAAGAACCGCGTCTTCGCCGTCGCGCGGTCGAACCTCCGGGAGCTGCTGTTCAGCGAGCTCTTCGAGCCCGAAGGCTTCCCGGTCGACTATGGCGTGACCATCCCCTTCCCCGAAGGGGACAAGATCATCGGGCTGAAGACCCGTGGGGATCTGCTGTTCATCTACGGGATGAGCACGGTCTTCGTGTTGATCGGCGACAGCCCGTTCAACTTCACGATCCGGCAGACTTTCGCTGACGAAGGGTTCGTCGCGCAGAAGGCTGTCGTGGAGGTCGAGAACGTTGTGATGGGGCCGACACGGTTCGGCTTCCAGGCGTTCGACGGCGCCAACGCTCGCATCCTGTCGATCGAGATCGAGCCGACGCTGCGTGAGGAGATCGACCTGGCGAAGCTGGACTCGTTCGACGGCGCCTATGACTTCGAGAACCGCGTGGTTCGCTGGTCCGTGCCGCTGAAGTCCGGCGGTCGCGGCGAGGTCGTGTACGACCTCTTCCGTCGCGGCTGGACGCGCAGCGACCGCTCGATCAGTTGCTACATGCCGCTACGCGGCGCTCCGGATCGGGGCGAGCTCCTGACCGGCGACCCGACGACCGGGTACATCTGGCAGGAGAACCAGGGCACAGACGACAACGGCGCCAACATCGTCGCCCGTTACCGGACGAAGACGTTCGACTTCCAGGCCGGCCGCTTCTTGAAGCATCTGTGGCACATCTTTGTCGACACGAACCCGACGACCGGCACGCTCGCAATCGACGTCCGCGGCGACTCTGGCGATCGGCTGGAGGTGTTCTCACCGAGCCTCTCGGGCTCGCTGTTCTTCTACGGGGATGCCTCGAAGAAGTACGGTGACAGCTCCCGGCTCTACGGGGGTTCGCTGATCGTCAGCTTCGACGATGGGTTCACTTATGACCCGAGCGCGTCGAAGGACTTTCTAGTCCGACATGCTGAGATGCTGATTCAGTACACCGGCAAGGCCGAGTTCGAGCTGTACCGCATCGACTGTGAGTTCGACCAGGAATCCTGGCTCCGGAAGACGTAGGAGGCTCTCATGCCCGCGAGTTACCCGTCGAGCATCAAGACATTCACCGCAAAGGTCGACGCGGTTGACTACCCACAGGCCGTTCATGTTAACGACCTGCAGGACGAAGTCAACGCGATCGAGACCGAGCTGGGGACCGCCCCAAAGACGATCGACGACACCACCGCTCCAGGTGCCTCTCCGGCCAGTGTCGCGGTATACCTCGACATGATCGCGAACCAGATCAAGGCGATCACCGGGAAGGCCAACTGGTACACGGCGCCCGTCGCGTCGCTGGAGACAGGCTTCCTCCGGCTTGCTGGTGGCACGATGACCGGCGCGCTCGTCGCGGCGGTTGGATCTGTCAGCGCCCCTGGCGTGTCGTTTGCAGGCGATCTCGATACCGGGATCTATCGCGTGTCGGCCGGCGTGATTGGGCTGGCGGCAGACGGCGCGGACGTCGCCAGGTTTCTTGCGGTGGCCTCGGCCGTTAACAGGATTGAGTTCAAGCCAGCGACGACAGGCAACCCCGCAATCGTGGCGTCTGAGGGGTCAGACACGAACGTCGGATTGGGGCTGTGGCCGAAGGGCACGGGGAAGGTCGAGATCAAGGCCAACCCCCTTCTGCTGGCGGCGGACCCGTCCGCAGCGCTCGACGCCGCGACGAAGCAGTATGTGGATGCTGCTTCTGTCGTCATGACCACGAGGGCCGGCAGCGCAGCGGGAGACTATACGACGACAAGCGCGTCAGATGTGGACGTAGACGGCACGAACCTCGCGTACACGGTGTCGCCTGCGTCGGGCAAGAAGGTCTTCATCATCGCTACGGTGTCTGTGCTTCATAGCAGCACCGTTGCCGTAACAGTCGTTCTTGCGGACGGCACGACAGCACTTGCAGAAACCGAGGCTATACCCACAACTACTCGTTCTGTTCCTACCACAGTATCCTATGTCTTTACCGGAGACGGGTCGTCACACACCTTCAAACTGCGGTGGCGGACGGCTTCTGCAACAGCAACAATGCACAACAGCACTGCCGTCAATGCTCCTCGGCTGTTGTTCGTGGGTGCGTAGCCCGTGCCTCGCGAGATCCGTCGAACACAAGACGCCCTCGTCCAGGAGACTCATCTCCTGCACGGCCCGGATCAGGCCGTCGTGATCTATGTCGAACTGGTCCGCGATGCCGCAGGGGCTATTATCGAGCAGGTGCCGAAGCAGCTCGTGCTCGACCTGAATGACCTCACCCCGGCACAGCGAGCGGGCCTGCTCGGCGTGATGCGTGCGATCGAGAACATCCTCCGGGCGAGGTACGTCTAGTGGCACAGCTTCAGGGGATTCAGTCCTACGAGAAGCGCCTCCGGGCCGACCTCCAGGAGCTCTCAGCGAACCTGTGGTTCGGGATGCCGCTCGACGGCCAGAAGGCCGGGAACTTCCGCTGCCTCTTCATGGTCTTCTCGCTACCGGCGGGGGCCAACACGACCTTCGGGCTCGTCCACGAGCTCGGTGAGGCCCCGCTGGGGTATCTCGTCGTTGGCACGCCGTCGACGGATGTGGTGCAGTTGAGTCCAGGGACGGATGCAGGCGGTACGCGACTCCCCTGGACCGCGAAGTATATCTACCTGAAGAGTCCGCAGACCAGCGTTACCATTTGCATCATGCTCTGGGGCACAGACAGCTCAGGAGGCTAACATGTCGCTTCTCTCGATTCTCGGTGGTCTTGGCGCGCTGGGCTCGCTCGCCGGTGGGATCGGCGCGTCTAATGCTGCAAGTCAGGCCGGCGCCGCACAGGGCGAGCAGATCGGCTTGCTCAAGAAGGCGCAGAAGTACCAGTTCAAGCGGCAGGCGCAGATCGACCCGATCTTCCTCGGGCTGCTGAGCCAGGCGCTTACACGCACGCATGGCGTGCCGAAGATGGCTGGAGCCTACGGGCCTGGCTTGCTGCCGCTCATGGCGGGGCTGCGGGGCTACCGTGTCCAGCTCCCGAAGCCGGAGCTGATCGGCGGCGAAGACCCGTATGCCGTACCCTCTGGAGGTGTCCGCTAATGGCGTGGTTTGAGCTCGGTCCAGACATCGAGGAGGAGAAGGAGGAGGAGGAAGACAAGCGCGGCCCCTTCGCTCCTGGGAATACCCCTACCGGAGACACGACGGGGGAAGCGTACAGCCCGCCTGGTAGCCGCGAGGGCGCAACGGGAGCAGAAGGACCAGGGAACGACTGGCGTGGCTTGCAAGAGAGGCTCAATGCGGAAGCCTTCGCCGCACGCGAGAAGGCGGGAGACTCCGCGCAGAACCGACGTGACTGGCTGCCGCTCCCCGCGACAGCCGCGCCTGCGCCACGCCCCACAGTTCCCCCGACGACGTCTCCGACTCCAGGGGGCACGACTCTCCCCTTCGTCGGCGCGCCCACCACTCCAACTTCGCCGCTGCCGCAACTGACAACGCCTGGCACGCCGCTTCCGGCGACAGGCGCCCCTGCGCCGGCGACCTCTGAGCCGACCGGCTCCGGGTTCCGCGACATCGACGAGCTGCGGGCTGAGCCGTGGAGCACCGAGTTCGAGCAGTCCGCGCTTGCGCGTGCGGATGAACTTGCAAGCGAGCGGTACAACGTGCTGCGGAAGAAGAAGTCAATGGAGATGGCCCAGCGCGGCCTCGACCCTCGCTCCCGGCTGTATGGCCGGGCGATGGATGAGATCGACCGCGACCAGGCCCGGGAGGCTTCTAGCTTCCGGCGCGACCTGCAGCTGCGGAAGATCGGCGAGCGCGAGCGTCGGACCGCCGCAGCCCGCGGGGTCGAGTACCAGCTCGACCAGACAGAGCGGCAGCGTCTCATGGACCTCGTCGCGATCCTGAGCGGCGACCCGAACTACACGATGGGCGCCTCTCAGATTGGCGCCTCGCTGGCAGGACTTCTCGGCCAGCAGCAGGCGTTGGCGACTCAGAGCGCGGCTGACTCCTTCGGCGGGCTTGGGGATCTGTTCGGGATGCTTCTCAGCCAGCAAGAGAATCAGGACTAAGGAGCCTACATGTCGATCTTCGGCGGTATCGGCCAGGCTGCGACTCGTGGCCTCAAAACCTACCTGACGCTGCAGGATCTCTACAAGCAGCGCAAGGAGGCTAAGCGCAATCAGACTCTCCAGCTCGTGCTCTCTCTGTTCGGAGCGTCTGATGAGTCGCGCCCTGCGCTGCAGAGCACCTACGAGAAGCTAGGCTTCAAGCTCCCAACGGACATTCAGTTCCCGGCCCGGACCAAGCCGATCGGCGAGCGGGCGGCGAAAGAGGTTCTCGCGGGGAAGCCTGAGCTCCTGGCGAAGCTGCCGCCTGAGCTGCACGACCAGCCGTGGAACTACGTTCTCCAGGTCCGGCCGGATCTGGGCCGGACGCTCTACGGCGTCGAGCCGGACGTCAAGCAGAAGGCCGCGGAGATCATTGATCGGTACAAGGAGCAGGAGTCGCGCTACGGGCGGAAGCTCCCTTACACCCCAGAGGACCGCGCGATCCTCCAGCAGGCCGGCTACATCATCCCGATGCGGAAGGAGCCGGTTGTCGACAGAGTCCCGATTGTGCAGGGCGCGCCAGGCCAGCGCGACCCGAAAATCGGCGAGCCTGTTGGCCCCCGCGTGCTGGAGATCCCCACCGGCGAGCGCGAGGTCGAGGACCTGCCGCAGGGCGAGGTCGACTACGTCGTGACCATCCCTGGCCTGGGCCAGCGACGCTGGAGCGAGCTGCCCGCGCAGACGAAGGACTTTCTCGTCCGCCGCGCCTTCACCGAAGCCGACAGCGTGACTATCACGCTAAGCGACGGGGGCGTCATCAGGGTGCCTCGGGACAAGGCCATTGACCACATCATCAGCCTGGACAAGGAGAACCGGCTGCGCAGCTGGACCGTGAACCTTCCAGACGGGACGAAGCTTAGCGGGCTGACCGCCGGCGAGTTCATCAGCCTGTACAACGCCCAGGCGGGCCGCGATGTCGCGCTCCGCGGGCAGGACATCACCGCACGCGGACAGGACATCGGCGCCCAGAACCGGGGCAGCACGCGGCCGGCCGCGCAGATCCAAAGCGACATCGCCTCCTCCGGCGCGAAGCTGCAGCAGCTGGAGGCGATGGCGAAAAAGTACCCGGACGAGCAAGAGATGTCTCTGATGAACCCAGAGCTTGCCGCGCAGCTGACTCGCGAGCGCGCGAAGCTCGCGGGGCTCCAGGCCGAGCTGAAGTATGTGCAGTCGCAGGGAGCCGCTGCGCCCCTGCCGCCTGTGCCTCCGCGTCCAGGCCAGCAGCCGGCGCCAGGCGCTCAGCCTGCCGGCGGCGGGACAGGAGCCTCGGCCGTACCAGCACGATCGGGCGATTACCTCGCCCAGGTGCAGCAGGCCATCTTTGAAGCCGAGGGCGGCACGAAGGCGAAGACGCCCTACGGCTACGCCGCGACGAGCAACCCGACGATGTTCGGGGCCGACCCGTGGACCGCGCGTGGCCGCTACGATCAGGCTGTCACAGCGGAGCTGTCAGGCGAGTGGAAGAAGTGGGTCAACTCGCCCGAGCGCACGCAGGGCTGGGACTTCATCCGCTGGCTGGCACGCAAGGGCTACAACGCGAACCCGGCAGAGTGGGACAACTGGGAGCGCAACGTCCGCGCCAGGCTGGAGTCGAGTGCAGGTCAGACGGCTTCTGACGCGTCGCAACGCCAGAAGGGCGAGACGCTGAAGAAGATCGCCATGCTGGACGCGGACGACCGGCAGACGCTTGCCACATGGAAGCAGGCCGGGAAGCCCTGGACGGAAGTGGAGCAGCAGCTCAGGCAGGCGGGGATCAACGACCCTAACGTGATCCAAGCCGCCTACCAGGTCTACTCAGAGACGGACCAGGGGGTGCAGCGCGTCGAGGAAGGCGGACTCTCCGTTCGGCTCTCGAAGCGACAGCCGGTCAAGGACATGACGCAAGAGAACGTTCAAGCTGTCACACAGGCCGTTAGCGCGCCGTTCCGGATGCCAAGTATGCAGCCGCACGAGTCATCGGTCATGCAAGCGGCCCGTGCTGGGCGGCCGTTCCCCGAGGCCCAGCTGCGAAGTGCTGGCCTGACGGCGAAGCAGATCGCCCGGCTCCGCCGCGCCTACAACGCCAATTTCCGGCGGAGGTAATCCGTGGGAAGCATCGCAAACGCGCTGCTGCTGAGCGCGAAGAAGAAGGCGAAGAAGATCAGCGAGGCTCTGGGCTCGCCCTACGCGGGTCCGCCGATGGGAGCCGCAGGACCGGGCGCTCACAAGGGCTTCGTGGGCCGCTACCTCATCCCCGCCGCGAAGGGGGTGGGCCGCTCTGTCGGCCTGCCGATCACGCTGGAGCCGGGCGAGCGAGGCGTTGGCACAGCCGCCGACGTACTCGCCACTGCGGCACTGTTCACCGTGGGTGTCGGTGAAGCCGGCCTCGCACTGAAAGCCGCCCGCGCGGCGCCCTTCGCATCGCGCCTTCTGGCCCGCCCGGTAGTCGGGCTGGCCGCACAGACTGCGCTGGCATCAGGCGGCGTGGAGACGCTGAAGCAGACCGTCAGGGGCGTAACCGGGCAGGGCTTCCAGCCCGCGAGCATCGCCCGAGAAGCCGCCATCGGCGGCGCCGTGCCGCTGGCGTTCGGCGGGGCGGGGAAGGTTGCTGGCGGGTTGGCCCGCCGCATCCCTGGCGCGGAGAAGTTCCGCCTGGGCGAGGCAGTCGGCGCGGCCGGGAAGGCAGTCTACGGCGAGATCGGCCGAGTTGCTGGCAGCGTGAAGCACCTCCTGGGCAACCGGCAAGCCGGAGGGCGCGTGGGCCGGGTGGCTGGACGCGAAGCCTACGAGGGCTTCGCCACCGGCTTCTCCCGGATGTTCATGCCGGCCGAGCGCTATCTGCAGACGCATGGCGTCGAGACGACAGGCCACGACGTCGTCCAGCTGATGAACGACCTCGGACGCGGCGTGCGGATGAACGTCGCCCCGATGGGTGCGCGTCCGATCCTCACGGTCATCACCGGCCCCCGGACGAGCCGCGGCGCGACCTCGATCGCCAATATGGCTGACGTTGAGGCCCAGCGACTCGCCCAGATCAGTCAGACCTTCATCCACGCAACCGACCCCAAGCGGACGATGCAGGTGCGTGACGCCGCACAGTTTCACGCCCGGCAGCTTGCCGAAGGCGCAATCGAGCTCCGGACGCTTGCTCAGCGGAGCCAGGTCGTGCCCGGTCAGGTGCTCCGGAGCGTGGCGGCGCGGATCGACAGCGCCATCAACACGAACTTCCCTGAGCTTGGATTCCTCAAGGAGACAGGCGGTCAGACCATCCTTGGAGACTTGTTCGCTGTGATCCGGGACAACTTAAAGCTCGCCGTGCCGGGCGGCCGCGTGGCGGAACACGCAGCGCGCACGTTGATTGCACATAGCTTCCTGGGCGTTCTGAACCCCGCATCCGCGGGGATCAACCTCACCGCCATCTTTACAAACGTCGGCGCGCGCGAAGGGCCGGAGGCCACGGCACGGGCGGTCATGGAGCGCTCGATGCGCGGGCGAGTCCACGAGATGGTGAAGAAGTACATCGCGAAGCCGATTCTGGCAGTTCCTTCGCAGGGGCTGGAGCTAGGCAGCAAGCTCGCCAAGGTGTCGATGTTCGGGTTCTCCAAAGGCGAAGAGGAAGCCCGCGTCATCGCTGGCATGGCCCGCTACTTCAACGTGATGAAGGGCGGCGGCGTGATGCGGGACGCCCTGAAGCAGGCGGCGCAGGCTGCGAGGCAGGAGCTCTTCGACTTCCAGTGGAACCTGCCGGCGTTCCTCCGCTCGACCAGCGGGGGCGGGCAGCTCGCCCGCGTGCTGTTCCAGTTCTACCCATTCATCCTGAATCAGATGAACTTCATGGCGAGCATGAGCGCCGTGGAGCTCTCCCGGTTCCTGACGTATCAGATGGCGCTGGGCGGCGCGATCGCCGTGCCGTTCTCGCGGGTGGCCGACCGGGCGTTTGCGATGTACACCGGCTGGTCGATGCTTGACCGCCTCCAGGCCGACCCGGCTCTGTGGGCACAGATCGTCGCTGAAGGCCCAACAGCGGCAGCCACGGGAGCCTCGCTCGGCCGCCGGCTGGACTTTACCAGCGACCTGCTGGGCCGGTGGTACAAGCTCGGCGATGCGCCTTACACGCAGCTTCTCGAAGGCTTTGCGACTGCTCTGGAGCGGGCGATTGCCGACCCGTCACCAGCAAACATGCTCTCCGCGGCGCGTCAGTTCCTCGCGCCCATGAGCCTGAAGCGGATCGGCGAAGCGTCAGAGGCCGAGGAGGTCGGCGCGTTTGTCACGCAGCGCGGCCTGCCGGTCGCGCCGGTGACGTCAGCGCGGGATCTGTCCGTCAAGGCGTTGGGCTTCACGCCGATGGTGCAGGCGAGCGGGCAGGCGGCGACCGGGATTCAGATGACCCTGCGTGAGCGCGGCCGGAAGCAGACCGAGTTCTGGCTCAAGGAGCTGCGGCTGTCCACACAGTCTAGGGATACGGCCCGACGCAGCCGGGCGGTACGCGAGCTCTTCAAGCTGGGCTACCGTCGAGAAGACATCATCCGGGAGATGCGGAACGTGCGGATTCCCCCGAGCATCCGGCTGGAACGCGGCCTGCAGAAGCGGCTGCGACCGGACGTCCAAGACCTGTTCCGTAAGCGTCGCGCGATTGAGCTGCCGAAACCCTAATGGCTACTCCCGTTCGTATGCCTGTCGGTCCTGTGCGCGTCCCCTATGTGCAAGCCTCGGGGGTGCCGACGAGCTACGCTGACCTGCCGCCCGACGTGCTGGCGGCGTTCATTCCGGGGCTTCTCGGGCGTGGGAAGATCCAGATAAGTCAGAAGCACGGCCTCGACCCGGCGGTGTTTCAGCACGAGCTGGAGCACGCGCGGCAGATGGGCGGAAGCGGGCTGCTGCAGCGTCTCTCGATGCTGCCGGCCTACCTGCTGGCGAAGGCGCAGGGCAAGGACCCGCTGTTCGAGAGTTTCCTCGAAGCGCCGGCCTACGCGCTGCAGGACCGTGCGAAGCGTCGGCAGGATGCCGAGACGATGGCGCGCATCCAGGAGCGGTATCGCCAGAAGAAGCGCAAGATGATCCCGCCTGTGAGTAGTCCTTAGTGACGAGTCTTCGCGTCGATGCGGCGGCTAATGTCGGCGACAGTTGCTACGACGCCGACGAGCACCGCGGCGACTACAAGCCACGCGACGATGTCATTCATACGGAGAGTATAGCATGAACGATCAACTGCTGCAGTCCCTGGCGATGAACATCCCCGTAGGCGTCGCCTTGATTGTCATCACCCGCCTCTTCCTGGACTTCATCAGGAACGAGCGAGCGAAGGACCGCGGGCTGTTGGAGAATCACCTGAGCAAGGTCGCGGAGATCCTGAACAAGCTCGTGACCCGCATCGAGGTCATGGACGCCAGGCTGAACAAGCCATGATGGACTATCCGATCGTGAGCTCACCGACCATCTCCTGGCGCGTGTTCAAACAGGCGCTGGAGAACCGCCGCTCGCCCGTCGACTCTCCTGCTGATGAGCTCTCGGATGAGGCATACAACATCTGCCTGGCATGGGGAGTCAACCCGGCTGTCGCGCTGGCCTTCTTCGTCCACGAGTCGAACGTCGGCACCAAAGGCGCGGCACGGCGCACGAAGAACTGGGGCAACCTTCGCAAGGGTCCCGGCCAGCTTCGTCAGGTTCACACAGGCGTCTCGGGCGGGTTTGGCGAGTACGCGAGTTGGCTTGTAAGTCTCAACGACTTCTGCAAGCTCCTCACCGGCCCCCTCTATGTGAAGGGCGGCTTGGATACCGTCAGCAAGGTCACGCCGCGGTACGCGCCGTCTGCTGACCGCAACAACCCGACATCCTACGCGGCGCTCGTGAACGAGCTCATCGCTCTCTGGGAGCGACTTTCAGCAAAGGAGGCGTAGTCGTGGCAATCAACCCGATCCTGATCGGGCCACTGTTCGAGACCATCTCGTCAATCGTGAAGCGGGTGCTGCCGCCCGAGAAGATCTCCGAGGTCGAGCGTCTCAAGCTGGAGCAAGCGCTTCAGATGGCGGTGCTCAACCAGTCTGCAACGGAGTTCACAGCCGAGATGTCCGACCGCGCCTCGGCGCGCTCTCTTGGACAGGCAGATGTCGAGAAGGGCAGCGCTCTGACAAACGTCCTCGCCGCCCTGCACCGGCCGATGTGGTCGTTCGTGATGCTGGCGATCTACGTCATCACCATCATCGACAAGTGGCTGGGCATCCCTGACCTAGTCCTTGACCCTGTGCAAGAGTCGATCATGCGGACCGTCATCATCTTCTACTTCGGTGGACGGACCATCGAGAAGGCGACGGCAATCGCAAAGAACGGCGTCGCGAACGGGATCGCAGCGCCCAAGGCGCCTGCGCCTAGAGCACCAGCTCCGGCCCCGGTGACGAGAGCTCCGGCTCCCGCGGTCCCTGACTCGCCCTACATTACACCACGTCGGCAGGAGGAACTTGAACGAGATCGAAGGCGCGACGACTAACGCTGTGGGTTGGGGGCGCGCCTCGCGCGGGGCGCGCGGCCGGCATTGGCGGGCGGGAGGCCTCCGGCCAAAACGAGAAGAGCCTGGTCCCTGATGGGGCCGGGCTCTCTCACTTGGGCAGAGGGACGCTTACCTACGTCCTGTGCCCGCCAGCCATATCGCGGTAGAGCTTGGACGCGGCTTCGGAAGGCCGCGGCTCCAACAGCGCCTGTCCGGATGGCGCGCCCTCACGCTCCTCCTCGTACAGCACAAGCGCGATGATCGTATAGACGGCTAGATCTCTCAGGGAGTCCTCTAGCGCCTCGTTCTCCAGCCGCCTCTTCTTGATGAACGACTTGATACGGGAGATCTTGTCGTTCCCCCGAATCATCGCACCAACCCACGCCGGCACGGCGAAGTCCCTCGACGACCGGACGTTAGCGAACGGGTCGGCGTCCGTGCCGTAATCTGCCTGCTTCCTGTCGTGTAGCTCGCCTAGCTCCTGCAAGATCTGATGGAACCGCTCGCTACCAGGGTGCCGTGGCATGTATCCCCTCCCAGATGATGACTTTCAACCCAAGAGCCAGGGCGACGTGCAACTCCAACTGCACTCCGCGCGAGCGCTCCCATCCGGGCGTCAGCAAGATCGCGTCGCATCGGACTAGCTCTTGCAAGTCCGCTTTGAGCGCAGCCTCCCACGGGATGCCAAGCGGGTGACACTCTAGCGGGTTGACTCCGATGTGCCCCTGACGCTCCAGCTCCACGCGCTTCTCTCGGAAGAACGCAAGCCGCTCCTCCAGGTCGTACCCAGTGATGGGGCCGGCAACGTAGATTCGCATCAGATGCTCCTCTTCGTACCCTTGTAGTACGGCCGGATCATCTTGTGGACCTGTTCGAGGATCTGCACGTCGCCGATGTTGTGCTTGAGGATGTACCGCAGCGCGCTCTTCTTGCCGAACGACGCATCCACCCACACGCTCGGGTCTAGCGGCGTCTTGCCTTCGATGCCGAAGAACTCCGCAGCCGCGGCAAGCCGGTTGCTGTGCAGCTTGAACAGCCGGCGGAAGATGTAGTAGAGGTCGACGTGATAGAGCTCCAGGTACTCGGGGAACGGGATGTGATGGGCCTCCGAGCGCGAGCGCGCCACGGGGAAGTCATGCCCTGTGCCGTACCAGGTATAGATCATGTCGAAGCGTCGCAGCGCAGCGACCAGACTGAGCACGATGCGGGCCTCGTCTTTCAGCGTCCGCTCGCGCAGCACGTCGTAGTAGACCTGATCCTTGCCGCCGACTTTGATGGCCCAGGAGTACATGATTCCGAAGTTCCCCGCGCCGCGGCCAGCCTGGCTCGTCTCGATGTCGAAGAACCCCTCGACAAGCGGGATTTCCTTCAGCGACGGATGGAACCGCTTGCCGCAAGCCTTGCAGTCATACCGCTGAATCCGGCCCTTCGGACCTAAGATGCTGCCGTGCTTGATGATTCGATCTGACCGGCAGACCGGGCAGAAGATCGGTGCAGCCATGCGATCACCTCGTTGATGGGCATAGTGGTGTGAATCACGACAGCGTGTCCCCCCGCAAGATTGATCTTTCGCAGCTGCCGCTCCTGAAGCGGAGTCGGCTCTCTATCCGGCCTCTTGAGCTCCATCGCGAAGAGCTGCCCCCGGTGGAGCACGAGAAAGTCCGGCACGCCTGCAGCCTGGAACGGGCCGCCGTGAACCTTCAGGAACCAGGTGTCGGGGAGACGTCCGAGAGCAGCTCTCAGACGCCCCCCGTATACCGACTCCGTAGGGCTAGATCTCGGACTCGTCGATCTCAGTCGCGTCAATCGTCTCGGCCTCAACCGGCAGCAGCGCCTTGACCTCGTTGCGGTCGGCGTAGTCTCCGGTCCCGAACCCAACTGAAGCGCGGACCAGCCGCCCGCGGGCCTCGCGCGCGACGAAGCGCGCCAGGTCCTCCGCGGAGACGCTGCCCGCCGGCACCTTCACCTGCAGCGCTTGCAAGTCCGCCTTCACAAACGGAGCGGTACTTGCCTGCACGGGGCGCCGGTGCCAGAGCTTCTTGCCGCGGTACTCGCCGTCGATGACGTCCATGACCAGCGTGTACATCGGCTTGCCGTTCTTCGCCGGCTCCGGGCTCGTATCCATCACCTTCAGGGTGTACTCCCCTTCAGGGATCGGCGGATACTTGCCGGGTGTCGCCGCATCGACTAGATCCAGATTCAGAACCTCTCCTGCCATCGTACTCATTGCTCTCCCTCCCTCTGTGTGATGGCCTTCAACAGCTTTGCCAGCGTGGGACTTACGACGAACTGCGGGACGGCGATCCCCTTCCCCGCTCGGACCCGAGCGTAGAAGCCGTCTCCGGGTTGGAGCCACAAGCGGCGGACCAGGCGGCGCTCCTTCTTGTCCCCGCTGGTCACGTCGAGCATTTCCGCGGTCATGTACCCGACTGCGTCGCAGTAGGCCCGCACGTCGCCGGAGAGCGCCGGCGTGAGGTCAGGGCCTTTCTTCTGAATCACCCCGTTCTCGTCCGTGAACGTGCGCTCCAGGCAGATGTAGACCTGGTGCATTGGCAGCGTCCGGGCGAACCACACCATCCGCCGGATGTTCTCGCCGACCCGCTGGTAGGTGTCCCGCGGGACGGTGAGCGGCGTCCGAGTGTTGCCCTTCTTGTGCTCGCCCTCGGCGTCTTCCGCCAGGAAGAACGCCTGAGCCTGCGTCAGCGAATCCAGGACCAGCGCGCCGTTCTTGTACTGGTCAAACGGCGGTGTCCCGGCCTTCAGGGCACGAAGCACCGACCACATCTGTTCGGCGCTTCGGACGTAGGTAATGTCCACGTCGAAGCCCTGGAGCCCGGCGTCGGCGTCTTCAGTCATAATCACGAGGGTACGGCCTCCGAGCGTCGCTTCGGCCGATGCCCCGAGCCATGACTTTCCCGCGCCGGTGTCTCCGTAGAAGAGAAACGTCAAGAACTTCCGGTCGCCCGGCTTGACGATTTCGATCTGAGGCGCCACGATAGCCGTGCTCAAGACTCACCTCCTTCAAAGTCGGCCGGGAGAGGAGCCTGTACGGGCTCCGTCTCCCGCCGGCGGAACCGCTCTGCTAGTACGACTTCCTCATCACCCCCCTTCATAGATGTCAGGCACGGAGAGAAGAAGGGACAGAAGATGCAGTCGCGGATCAGTGTCCGCGTGTTCATCCCTTCGCGTCGTGCCATCTCGCGCTCTCGCAGCTTCATCTCCAGCTCCTGCACGGTAGCCGAGAGCTCGTGCTCCTCGCGCAGCGTGGTGTACCTCCGGAAGAAGGCGTCCTTGGGGAGCTTGGCGATGTAGGCTTCCAGGTCGGGCTCGCTGATCTTAACGCCGGAGTGCGCGACGAACGCGCGCACGCTGGCCTCATCGGTGATGACCTGGACCTTCGACATGCTCCCGTCCTTGTTGATCTGGGGGTCGCGGGGGAGACGCATCCGGATGTAGTTGTGCAAGCCCCCCACGACGTTGATGCCAAGAGCTCGCAAGCCTACGGTGTAGATAGACAACTGCGGGTCGAAGTCCAGGCGGGCTTCCATGTCCTTGTCAAACTCTTTCTTCGTCTTGTGGTCCCACACCCAGATCAGCCCGGACTCTCGGTCCCGTGCCACCAGGTCCACGAGGATCTTCAGCGTCCCTCCGGACGGCAGCGGGACAAGGATCTCACGCTCGACCAGCGGCTCATCCTCGAAGTAGACGGGCTCCCATCGTTCGGCCTCGTAGTGCGCGATGTAATTGTCCAACACTCCGGCAATGAGATCCGCGCGCGCCCGCAACACGTCCCGCTCTTCGTCGAAGAGACACGACTCCAACGCCGCTTGCAGAATCGCGTCGTGCTGCTCCGCTACGAACTTCTCGGTGTAGTAGGCAGCCAGCAGCTTGTGCATCCACCGGCCGTCCGCCAGCTTGTCGTCCTCTCGCACCGGCTCCCAGCCGCGCTCGTAGGTGTACCAGTGCAGGCGCTTGCAGCGCTCGAACGTGCGGATCTCAGAGTAGCTAATGTGGTCGCCCATCGTCCCCTCCGACTTGTATTGTCTCACGCTACGGCTTGCAAGTCAAGCAGCTCGACCGAGCCCCACCGCGGGCCGACCTTGATGTCTGCCACGATGGGCACGTCGATCGTCCGACCCATGATGTTCTCCATCGTCGCGACGGCGTCGACCTCCATGACCCGCTTCAGATGCGCTGCCAGCCACCGCACATGCGCGGCGGGCACGACCCACATCAGGGAGTCATGGACGGGCCACGGACCCTGCGCGCCGAGACTCGCGAAGGTAGGCGCTGCGAGCACGCCGGCCATCAGACACAGGTCGGTAGCAAGGGACTGGATCACATGGTTGATCCCCTCCCGGATGGCCTCCTCCCGTTGCTGGTTGTTCGTGCTCCTGGCCTCTGGAAGCCACCGAATACGCCCGTGGGGCGCCACCGCGTAGCCGCGGACCTCGATGTTGCCTCCCTCGCGCCAGTGCCACTGCCGGATGCCGGGGTAGGTATGATGCCAGGAGGCGGACAACAAACGGGAAGCCTCGCCCAGCGTGCCCACGGACAGCATCGCGCAGAGGTTGGCGATCTGCTCGTCCGTCATGCGCAACCGCAACGTCTCGGCCAGCTTCGGCGGCCCGCCCTTGTACTCCAGGAGGAAGTTCATGGTCTTCCCGACGTACCGCTGGAAGCCCGTCACCCCCTTACCGAACGCTTGTTCGGCAGTATGGCGGTGGATGTCCTGCCCCTCTTCCCGGAGGAGCCGGAGCATCGTCTCCTCGCCGGCCCACCACGCGCCCAGGCGCAGCTCCAGCATGGAGTAGTCCGCCTCCAGGATCACGAAGCCCTCCGGCGCCGCTACCGCGTTCTTGATGTTCGGGATCTCGGGGTCTTCTGACACCCGCGGCACCTGCTGGAAGTCGTTGGCGAGTCGGCCCGTCACGGTGCCGGTCTGGTTCGTCGAGACGTAGTAAGGTGTACTCGAATATTTATTCAACCAGCGCTTGACGTAAGACGAGTGCAGCTTGGAGAACTTGCGGTGACGCATCAGTCGCACCACGAAAGGCGAGAGCTGCATCAGCTCCATCAGCACGGACTTGTCCGTGCTCGGCTGGCCTGTCTCCGTCACCTTCACGATCGGCAGCCCGAGCCGCTGGTACATCACCTCCGCGAGCATCTTCGGCGAGCGGAAGTTCGGGGTTGTCTCCAGCCCAGCGAGCTCTCGCAGTTCCTCCTCCAGCCGGCGGATGTCCCGCGTGAAGTCCTCGTCCAGCTGCTCCAGGTAGGCCATGTCCAGCGGGACCGGCACCTTCTCCGTCTCGGCAAGCATGAACGAAGCAGGCACAACCAACGTCTTGTAGAGCTTCGCGGCCTTCGGCATCTTGAGCAGGCGCTCTCGATACCGCTCGTAGAGCATCATCGTGTAGGTCGCGTCCTGCGCGCAGTAGCGCGTCAGCCGCTCCAGGGGGATCTCCTCTCCGCCATGAACTGCCCGCTTGCTCTCCAGCCACTCGCGGTCAGCCCAGCCGAACTCGTCAAGCACGGCAGCTGCGAGATTGTACCGGCCCTGCCGCCCGCTGTCCAGCAGATGCAGCATGAGCATCGGGTCGGACCACTCGAAGCGGTCTACGTCTACGCCTTCGCGTGCGAGGACCTCACGGTCAAACTTCGCGTTCCACGCGACGAGGCGCCGCGCGGGGAGATCGGCAAAAAGCCGAAGAACTCCTTCACGATGAAACCGGAGGTATTCTCCGTCCGCTGTGGCGAGAGTACCGACAACGAGAGATCCTTCCTGACCCGTCTCCACGTCGACGGCGACGATAGCTCCGAGGGCACCGCTATCCTCATGAACACTCCTGCGTACTTCAAGGCTGAGACCTTTGCCTTCGAGGATCGCTTTCGCTGTTTCGAGGTCGGCACGAATCGCCTCCTTGATCTTGGGATCGTGGCTATGTAGGAACGCCGCCGGATGATACGTCACCAGGACGGGGATGCCGCCACCCAGGCCGGCCCGCAGCTCCAGGGTTGTGCCGCGGTTTGCCTTCACCCCTGAGCGGTTGGTCAAGGACAGCATGGAGAGATCGCCCATCGCCACGATCAGCTTCGGACGGACGCTCTCGATCTCGCCTTTCAGGTACAGCTCGGTGCAGGTGCCGATGTCCTTGCGCCCCGGCTTGCCCTTGCCGGGATAGCACTTCACGGCGTTCGTGATGTAAATCTCCGCTCTCGCCAGTCCCGCTTGGGCGAGAAGATCGTTCAGGACCTCGCCGGCCGGTCCGACAAAGGGACGCCCTCGCACGTCCTCCGTGGAGCCCGGTGCCATGCCGACAATCATCAGGTCGGCTTGTGGCGGCCCCTCTCCCCAGACGCAGATCGTGCAAGCGCGCTGCGCCAGCGGGCAGGCGTCGCAGCTAGGATTACGCCCCATAGAGGTTCATCGTTCCTCCCTCCGTCTCCACCAGGATCGCACCGCTTCGTGAATGCCTTCCTTACGCGCAAGTGCTTGGTCGATCACTGCATCAATTGTATCACGGGCTTGCAAGTGCAGGTAGAACTGCGGGCGCGTCTGCCCGTACCGGCGGATGCGGCCCCGGCTCTGCTCGTAGTCGCCGAACGCCCAGCCCACGCTGTAGTAGATCGCGTAGCGCGCCGGTATCAGGTCGATGCTCGCGGACCCGGCCTGGATCTGCAGCACCATTGCCTGCAGCTTGCCCGCATGAAATCCGTCAAGAAACAGACCGCGCGCAAGGAGCGTCGTGTCACCGGAGATCTGCTTGTAGGCAATTCCGCGGCGCTCAAGCAAACGGCTGATTTCGGCCAATTCTGCCCGAAAACGGCAGAATATGACGAATTTCTCACCGTCGAGCGACTCGATCGTTTCGTCGAGCAGCGCTAGTTTGCCCTCGTGCAGCTTCTCGGTCGTCCCGTCCCGAGTCAAGAACCCACCCGTGATCTGCGCCAGACGGAGGATCTTCACCAGCGCGTTCGGCGCTTCGATCTCGAAGCCCTCTAGCTCCGCATAGAGGTCCTGCTCCATATCGTCATAGGCTTTACGCGCTTTCGCCGGCAGCTCAAACTCCCGGTACAGGTCAGTTTCAGCGGGCAGGTCGAGCACGTCCTCGGCTTTCACGGAGAAGACGTATGGCGCGACCTTCGCTTGGAGCGCCGCAACGTTCTTCACCCCGACAACCTTGCTCGGGAAGAACATGTCGAAGAGTAGATGCTCGTCGGAGAATGCCCCCCACTTGCCGAGGATTGTCGGATTCAAGAAGTCCATCTGCGCCCAGAGGTCGTGGTAGCCATTCACGACAGGAGTGCCGGTGAGGACGCGGCGAAACGACGCGAAACGCGCGAGCCGGCGCGCCGCCCTGCTCTGCTTCGTCGTCCGGTCCTTGATGCGGTGAGATTCGTCGAGGACGAGCATGTGGGGACTAGCCCTGAGCTTCGTCTCTAGTCGCTTGTACCACGGCTCGCGCCACACCTTCTCGTAGTTCACAGCCCAGAAGCCCCGGTCGAATCCCCACTTGACAATTTCGCGCTCCCATACCGGAATTGCGGACTTCGGGCAGAAGACATAGAGGGGAAGATCGAGACGCGCAGCATCCTCCAAGATGATGCGGGTCTTCCCGGTCCCAAGCCCGGCATAGATCGCCGCCGCGGGCTTGTCCTTGAGGAAATCCAGCCCCGTCTGCTGATGTGAGAAAAGCGGGACTACGCCCACCTCAGCGTCCGCAGCTGTAGAAAGACGAAGATGAGGAGTTCAAAGAGCTCGACGTACCACGGATGTAGCCCATCCACTGCGCCCACCTCCTCCCATGCAGGTCTGAAGCGAGCAGCTTCGCCCCCTTTATCGCCCTACGGGATGCTCAAGGTCAGCCTTGACTGTTAAGGGAGCCATCCCTGCTCGCCTCATCATCAGTCTATCACTTGCAAGCCCCGCGTCGCAAGCCACGGCCGCTCGGTCAGGCCCATCTGCTTCTCGATCGCCGACAGGTTGAACACAACGCACTGCGGCTCGTTGCCGGCTCCGCCCTGGAACCGCTCCCGGCGAAAGCCGGAGACGATCTCGCCCAGGTTCGAGTTCAGCAGGTTATGCGTGGTCGTCCGGGTGAACGGCATCGTGTCGAAGCGGCTGTTCTGTTCGACAAGGTGGAGCAGGCGCGTCACCGGCACGAAGAGCGCGTCGCCGACAACGCGGAAGTCCACCCCTTCGTGCATCTTGCCTTCGCTGATAAGGTTCCACAGCAGCTCAACCAGCTCACGCAGTCGCTCCGAGTACACCGCTCGGGGATCGTGGCCGCGGTCCTTGTAGCTCGCCTGCCACAGCGCCTCAGCGATGCCGGAGTACGACAGCCCGTAGTCCAGCTCCCCGATCTCCGCGGCGATCTCCAGACCCATGAGGATCTGGGCGATGGACTTGCGGATACGGTCCTGCGCGCCCGCCGCCTGAAGAGGAGCTGAAAGAGACAGAGCCCGAGTCCAGGCGGCAGGCACGTCGACGTCCCACACCCAGCGGAAGAACCCGTAGGCCAAGCGTTCCAGCGGCCAGTCGAACAGACGTTCGATAGCCTCGGCCGTCTCGCCGTGCTTCAGTTTGTACGACTTGCTGACGGGGATCTGCAGGTAGCGCTCGCCGAACGCCGGGTCGCGCTCCATCGCCTGCTCGCTCGTGCCCAGGCACGGCGCCAGCATCGGCTGCACCTGTGCGCCGCTCAGATCCTTCGTCCCCTTGCGGACGGGGGACCCGCCGAACGCATAATGCAGCACGTCCTGGAAGCTAGTATCCCCCTCCTTCAGTCGGCGGAACATCTTCTTCGGGTCGTCAATGAACACGGGGAGCGTGTTCGTCTCCGCGACCACGGCTTGCAGCCCGGCCACTGTCGCCCCGCCGGAGAGGTTCAGGAAGGGGCTCGCCGTCAGGCGGAGGAACTGGCCCGCCGTGCGGCTCTTGCCGCCGCCCTGCTCGCCCCACAGCCACACGCCGCTGAACTCGCCGGCCTCAGACGGGTTGCCGCCTCTCGCCTGTCGGACGTGCGGCGTGAGGAAGGTCGTCATCGTCCAGCCGAGCAGAGCCCAGACGGTCTCGGGCTCGTGCAGATGCAGGAGAAGCGCGAGCACGCGCTTCGCCTGCTCTCGCCACTCCGGTTCGTCGACGAGAGTCCAGACCTCCCGTCCTCGGTAGATGATTTCGGGGGCCGCCTGGTAGCCCTCTCGGTCCCACGCGGCGTTGCTGGCAACGAGTATGGGCCGCGGCCCCTCGTAGTGCCAGCCCAGGATGCGCGTGCCGAGCTTGACTGGAAGATCTGGACGTTTGCGGAGCAAGTAGTCATGGAACGCCGTGAGATCCCCGTCGCTCCCCTTCCACACGAAGGTCGAGCCGACCGTTTGCTTGAAGAGCATCTTGCTGGAAGTCGCGCGCGCGTCTAGGAAGACAGTACGCTCGTGGCCGTCATGCCGTCGCAGGTGCGTCTCGATCCCTGCGCCCACACCCTCCACAATAGAGAGTGGCTCGGCGTCGAAATTGGCAACGACCCGAGGCTCGCCTTTAGGGCCGAGGGCATAGAGCTCGCCCCCACGCACCGTGAACCCCACCTGCCCTGCTGCCCTGGCCGCTGCCTGCTCACGCTCGATCTCCTCAAACGCGTTGTGAATGGTCCGATGCAGGTACTCCTCAGCCTCAAGCATCGGATGGCCGTGCTTGAACCGCCGGCTCACGGCCATCTCCGGGTTGCTGGTGAAGAAGCCCTTGACCTGCGCCTTCGAGAAGCCGGCCTTCGCCAGCCGAGCCGCGAGCGCCCAGTCCAGGTCGGACCAGCTGCCCTCGCCGTCCTTCAGCTGTGCTTTCACATCCTCTTGTGTGCCGGCCCATGCGAGCTGCTTCAGGTCAAGCGGCAGGTGCGCCGCGGCGATCTCCCACGGCAGCGGTTCGGCCACGATGGGCTCGATGTTCCCCGACCAGGCTGTGCGCTCAGATACCGGGAGCTCGCCGAAGGCGGCGGCGTCGTAGACCCGGTCCGGATGCAGCTCGACCAGCTCGGCTCGTAGCGGCGGTCCGTACTTCACGTTCCATGTGCCCGGCACGCGCAGCAGGCGAGCGGGCTCTGCGGCGCGAGGGTCGGCGCCGAGAGCTTCTTGAATCGCCCGTACCAGCTGGAACACCTGTGCCTTGTCGAGCAGCGGCGCCGCGAGCCGCCAGTACAGATGATAGCCCTGGCCGCTCTTGACAATGGCTGTAGGCGGAGGGACTACGCCAGAGTCCAGCCCACGGGAGGCATCGTCCCAGCTGTCCGCATCCGCCCACAGCACAGGCCAGAGGATCGGGTCGCTCTTGCCTTTCTGCCGCAAGGCGACGCCGAAGAAGACATGCGCATCGTCGCGCCATTCCTCCGGCAGCGCGTCGACGGACTCATACCACCGCTTGAACGGCTTGACCGCCTTGTTGATGCCGAGGTCGCGCTCGGGATCGGCCTTGTACCTGATCTCGATAGCCGCGCCCTTCGGGATCTGCCCGAAGAGGACGTCAAAGAACGCGCGGCTCATTGTGCTTCGGCCCGCCCGTTTCCGCTACAATCCCCGCAGATGATCGTGACGTACCGCAGGTCCTCCGCTCGAAAGCCCGCATAGCCCGTCTCGGCCAGGGCGTCCTCGACTTCTGCCTCCCCAATCGGCTCTCGGCACTCATCACAGCGAACCACTGTACACCTCCTCAGGCGTGCGAACGGGGTCCACGCGGTCGAGCTCGACAACGATGTATTCCAGGTAGGTACGGATTTCGGAGACGTTCCCCGCCGGGATGCCTGCTCCCAGCTCCTCTGCGCGAGTCAACACGTCATCAAGCGCGTTCAGCCACCGCATCGCGGCGAGGATGCCCTGGTCGAGCCGCAGTATCCGTAGCTGCATCTCACCGTCCATGCTGCTTTGGGGCATCTCGGGCTCCTCCTCCATGTAAGATACAGATGCCGTACCGTGGCACAGCTTGCAAGCCAAGGTCGACAACGACAAGCTCTCCCGACTCCTGCAGGCTACGAAGCGACTCGCCCGCGGCCCCCTCCGGCCACGTACTCAGCGTGTAATCGAAACCCGTATGCTGTCCGGTCGGATTGACCCCGGTCGCTGCGTAGATGTTTGCTGCTGGTGCGAGCGGCGTCGAACAGGCCGGACAATGTGCCAAGCCGGTGTAGGGATGCACGACAAGGTTCCGCACCGCGACCCACTCGCCGCATCGTATACATCGAATTGTCGGCTCACCCGTCGCCATGCGGCGGCTCCTTGTCGAGAGACCACGAGGTCCCGCAGATCTGATTGTGCAGATACTCCAAGATCCCATGCAGTGTCGCGTCCGTCTCCTCGACTGGCACCCGCACCTGCAGCAGCACGCGCTGTGCGACTCGCAGCCCGAGAAGCGACAGCGCCGTCGCTCTCGCCAGCATAAAGTCAAGACGCCGCTCGTCTTCAGGGACCTGCGTGATGAGCAGCCGAAGCACGGGGAGCATAAGCGCTACTTCTTGGCCGAAGATCAGTTGAAGATGTTGAGCGCGCAGGTCGGATCTGTCCTCCTCTAGATCGCTCATAGCCGGTCGGTCTCGCCGATAGGCTTCATCCATACCGCGTCATGCGGCGGGATGGTGCTCTCATCATCTCGCGGCACGCCGCCCCGGCACGAATGCTGACGAGCCAGTGCAGTCGCGTGACGAGAACACTTCGGACACTCGAAGATGGTGTACCGCAGTGCCTGCCTGGCCTTTGTCATACGGACCTCCCATGAAGGATCTCTAGCGTACCACCCCCGCGCCCGGCTTGCAAGCCCACTCAGGGCTTGATGACTCGCATGATCTTGCCAGGGAACGTTTTCACCGTTGGCTTGGCGATGAACTCATACTCCGAAGCTAGGTACTCTAGCTCACCGCCGGTGATGCCAAGCACGATCACAGAGTCAGAGGCGTATCCGACTCGCAGTACCTGGTACTCCGTGTACGGGGGGTGCGTGCAGCGAATCCAGCGCCCTGAGAAGCTTTTACCTTTCGGCTCGTCAGCTGGGACCGTTACGTCGTACTCAACTGGAAAGACAGATGCGGTTCCTCCGTCCGGGCGCCGGACGACGACCGCGCCCTTTGTGTACCCCCAGCTCTCGACAGCGACCTCCAGCCCCCACATCGGCGCCAAGAACCCTCCAGGCAGTCCGGTCTTGATGCGCACTCGCTTCGGGTACGGTCCGGTGTTCAGCGATGCACCAGACATGGTATAGGACACGGCTTTCGCCTTGCGCTCAACCTCCCGATCCGCGTCCTGTTTCGCAAGGTAGGCTTTCACCTGCGCAACCGGGTCTGCCACCTTGGGCTTGTCCGTCCACACGATCTCGGCGAGCGCCACAAGCAGGTCCACCTGCGACTCGCTCTCAACCGCGTCCTTGCAGTATTGAGCCCGCAGGAACTCGACAGCTTCCTTTGCGTTCCAGGTCGGATTCGCGGCGAGCAGCGCAGCAGAAAGGAACGTGCCGGTTCGGCCGTGCCCGCCCATGCACCCCACACCGACGCGCTTGCCGCCAAGCGCCTGCTCGACAGCCCACTCGACAAGGTCGATAAACAACCCGATATTGCGGATGACTCCATGATCGGGTGTTGCCAGGTAGATGTACTTCGGCCCTGACGTCACCGATGCCGACATGAACGGCACGCCGGGCGCCATCAGCAGCCCGTCGCCGTCGTCAGTCCAGTTATACGATAGCGCGATGAAGTAGTCGACGTCCGGCAGTCCTTTTGTGCTTCGCGATGAGTACGCGTACAGCTGCGCCCCTGGCATGAGCTGAACCGGAGAGCCGTCGTGAGTGCATGCCTTATAGGCAGCGTAGACCTGTCCGCCTCCGTATCCGTAGTCCTCGTTCCAGTACGTCGCATCCTCCACTACGGAGTCAGGATGTACGGTCATGCACTTCGGGCAGACCCCATCATCCCAGGACTCCAGGTCCTCTCGCGGCCACGCCTTCGTAGGGATCGCGCCGCAGGTCCGGCAGGGGTCGTCGTCGATGTAGTCGATCAGGGCTTCCTCCCCGTTATAGTAGATCGTCCCTTTGTTGCGCTTCTTCTTGCGTCCCATCACGACCCCTCCTCATGTTCCACTAGTTTGAGGTACAAGCGAACGACACCAGAGCTTGCGTAGGTCCGAAGTGTCGCCAGATCACCGGACTTCTGTGCGTCCAGAATACTGCCAAGCAGCTCCAGCCCGAGAAGCCGCTGCGGCGCCTTATTCAGCAGTGTGCCGCCGTTATGCTGAATCGACCACACGCGGTCGACGAAGAGCTTGGGCCGCAGCACTCCCTTCAAGTAGTCCGCGAGCGTCTTGGCGATTCGGCTCCACGCGGGGCCTCCGTAGCTCGTCGAGCGCTCGAAGAAATCACGGAACATTTCCTCCGCAGCGCAGATCGCGTCAACTCCGTGACGAACCCAAACGCCGTGCCAGCCGCGCCACGCAACCGGACGGTGTAGTGCGAGATGCAGCCCCAGGTCGATATTCGGGTCGGGGTAAAACTTCTGGTAGCTATCCGGAAGATCTACCCACTTGGTATACCGGATGACGTGTCGAAGCTCGCCGCCGAGAGCAAAGTTTGTGTAGTTCGCCAACACCGGCGCAAGGCGAGCGACCTGCGCAGCTTGCAGCTCTCGCGCTTCAGGATGCTCTAGAACAGAGCCCAGGTACTCCAGCAGGTAGAAATCAGACGCCTCCTTTGGGAGCAACACCGTTGGCAGCTCCCACAGGTCATAGATTGCATGAAGTCCAAGCATGTCAGGCTCGGCGTAGTCCGAGGGGTTGACGCCTGACGGCGGCGCTTCTGGACTGGGCTCCTCACCGTCACCGCCATCACATGTGCAAGCGCAGTTGAAGTTACCACAGCCATCGCAGGTTAACGCGCCGCAATCCGGGCAGATGTTGGGGTCGGGCTCTTCCTCCTCTTCTTCTTCCTCCTCCTCCTCCTCCTCCTGCTCCTCTTCCTGCTCCTCTTCCTGAAGAGACTTAAGCATCCCACCAAGCGCGACGGCTTCTGCTGCTGACATGAAATGCGTCCCGGAGCTTACGCACTTCTGGTGAGCGACCTTGAAGTTCGTTCCGCCCCAAACGATTATTTCGCCTTTCTTAACGATCTTGCCGCAGCCGGCACACGGCGATCCAGCGAGTCCATCGGCCGGCTCCGGGCCTTTAACGAACGGAGGAGGCGGAGGCGGTACTGGCAGCGCCTCTGCGAGCGCTTCAGGTCCCTTCACCGCCGAGAGCTGCACCTTGAAGACGCCACTCGCCGGGTCCTCCCCAACAATAACCGCGCCCTTAGGAAGACCGAGACTAGCAACTTGTTCCATCGTAACTTCGATGATCTTTGCCGCCCGTGGGCTCATTTCCGTGTCCCCTTCCGCCGCGGCTTCGGCAGCGTGGTGATCGGTCGCGCTTGTACGATCCACCACATCTCGCCGTCAAAAGTCGCTTCTACGTCGGCTGGCGCGCGGATCACTTTCTCGCATTTCAGCGCCAGCTGCACCAGCTGATTCCGCGCCGGCACCTCAATCATTGGACCGGCGCGATGCGCCCACAGCTTGTCGTCGCGTCCGTATTCCCAGGTCGCCGGCTCAACCCGACCGCTGACCAGCCGATCGCCTAGCCCCTCCGTCACCTCAACGACGACATCGTCGGGATCGCTCGGTCCGGTCGGCATGGGATGTCGCGTGAAAACCACGGCCGAGTGCGTCGCGTTGACGAGCCGTTGGAAGATTACGCCCACGCGCACTGGCGCAGTGTCGCCCTTCTTTCTTTCTTGATACGCGGCGACTCGCGCCGCAGACGCCGACGTGCGGACGAGCTCTGCCGCTGCGCACGCCTCAGAAAACGTATAGCAGCCGAGCACTGACTCAAACCGCCCCGCGTAGGATGCGTCACGTCCGTCTTCACCTACGGCTGAAGACCGCACAGCAAGAGGGATCTGTGCGCCCTTACCATTTTGAAGGGCCAGGATGGCCGTTACTACTGGGTCCCCGCGCGGACTCTGGCCGGGTGAGATCGCAAGGCCGGGCGGGACGGGTAGGCCCGCGCGTAGCAGCCGTCCGAGTGTGGCCGCCTTGCCGCCGTGAGTGGAGCGGCGGACAACCCGCTCAAGCGGAAGAAACCCGACGGTCACGGCGCCAACACCTCCACGGTCCCGGCCTTTCCATCGACGCGGCCCTGCAACCCGTTGTATTGCGGCCGCATCGCGTCCCGGACGTTCACCACACACGGCAAGCCGTATTCTCGGCAGACGATTGCCGCGTGGCACAGCAGGCTGCCGATCTGCGTGATGACAGCACCGGCTCTCTCGAACGCTTCAGCCCAGTTCGGGTCGGTTGTTGGGCAGCACAACACCTCACCGCGTTCAAGCTTGTCGATCCCTTTCCAGTGCGTGATGACCCTGATCGTCCCGTCATACGCGCCCTTGCTCACTCCGAGTCCCGTTAGCGTGATTGGCAGGTCAACAGGGCTTAGGGGATGAAGCCCGACAGCGACGCCCCATGCTAGGGTCTCTGGATGCTGTTGCACCCCGAGAACGAGATGCCCAGCTTCTGTGAGCCGCTCTGCCGCCTGCCGCGCAGCAACCCGACCGTGTGACGAGTCGTCCCACGGGACCCATACATAGGGATCTTTTGAGACCACTCCGTTGTCGATCTCGCTGCTCAAGTTGAACTCGGTCAGCAGCGTTCTTATCAGCTGTTGCAGCGTCTCCGGTTGTTCCCCTGTCATTGTCATCTCTCCTCCCGGGCTTCACACGCCCCCTGTGCCCCCCGTTGCCGGGGGGACACGGGCGCCCGTGAAAGGAACCAGAACGCTTACTTCTGGAACCCGGCAGCGCTCAGCGCGCGCTCGGCCTTGATGGCCTCCGCGGCTGCCTGAAGCAGCGCGACCGCTGCAGTGCGGCCCTGCTGCTCGCGCGTCTCGATGACCTGGTTGATCGTCGAGAACGCGTCGTCTAGACGGCTCGCTCCCATCGTGCTCACCTCCTCTGCATGTGACGTGCTTGCAAGCACCCCTTCCATCGCAAGCTGCGCGTTAAGATGCGGATCATCAGGCTCGTCGAATGGCCCTTCCAGGTGTCCAGCGAGAGCATTGAGCAGCTCGTTCCTGAACCAGAGTTCGATCCGCTTGTCGTCTTCGACTTCGGTCACCTTGTCGCGAATGTAGTCCTCGTTACCCATCTCGTCCCAGTCGATCAAAAGCACATCAACTGACTGAGGCGGCCACTCCGAGTAGCTAGCGCACCCGCCTTCTACTCCGACGACAACTAGCGGCTTGTCAGACATCTATGCTCCCCTCCGATTCGATGTCATCTATCAATCCCACTCCAGCGGATGCTCTTTACGCCCAGTGCGGCGCAGGTTGAGGTATCTGTGAACATCGATCGTGTAGTAAATGGTTTCGCCGCTGTCTGTAGCACTTACGGTTTGCCCGCTCATCCAAGCGTCGAAATCTTCCCAAAGGCCCTCACCGATAATCCTACGGGCTTGGGATTCAGGATAGCCCAAGAAATGCTGCGGTTGCTCCATCTATTTCTCACCCCGCTCGATGGCGTCCGGCGGACGGCATTTGTGCCCCGCGTCCTGCTCGCGATTCTGGTAATCATGTGGAGGCCAAGTCGTCCCACATGCCCCATGAGTCATCGCCCATAGCGGAGCGCGACTGCCCTTTGGACGCTTGACCTTTGTGTTACTCACTGGCGTCCAGGTCGGAGAGGGCTTTCTCAAGAACGTCAATCGCTAGATTTGATTGCAACTCGGCCCTGTCCCGCAAAAATGTCAACCTGCTCAACCCAATACGCGCCGCCTCCACCACCTTCTCCAGCGCCCGCAGCCGCTCCGCGCTCTGGGCGGGGTTGGACAGAAGGACCTTCCCAATTTCTGCCCAGTATTTCCCGCGCTTCCGCAGTTTCTCTAGGTCCGCTTCGAGGAGGTCCGCCGTGTCTGCACCTCCTCCATGCCCTTGTTCCGGGTGCGTTTGAAGCATGAGAGGTACTGAGCGGCGGGTTAGCGTCGATTCAAGGTCGTAGAGGATGCCGATGAGGTCTTCAGCCTCTTCTAGCGCCTTTCGCAGCCTGCCGATGTGGGCCTCGGCAGCGGCCAATTTCTCTTGACATTTGCGCAGGTGGTCAGCCATCATCACCGCGCCTTCTGTACTTACCGCCTCGGCTTCTTCTGCGCGGGCCTCGGCGGCCTCTAGATTCTCTCGCGTGGTCTCAAGCGCCGTTACTGCATACCCCTCAGCCAAAAAGGCTTTCTCGGCGCGAGTCTCGGCGGCGGAGAGGGCGGCGAGGAGTTCACGACAATACGCGTTCCACGGCCACAGCCCCGAAGGATGGGCAAGATCGTGCTCCAGCGCACGCTCAACTTCCTTCCGCCGCGCCTCGTCCATTTTCAGTCTCTCCCCAGCCAGAACGCGCTCCAAAAGTCACGACAGGCGTAGGCGGGAGCACGGAAGATCCACAAGAACCTCCCCCGGAGAACCCGCAGCCACTCTCGCCGGTTCGGCACGTTCGGGTGCCTCAGATGCCACATGCGGTAGCCTGGATAGCATCGGTCTCTCATTTCGCCCTCCTGTGCGGCTCGTAGCTCTCGTCGAGAACTTCCTTGATGAGCAGGTCAATGCTGTCCAGCGCCCGCTCTTCGCTGCGGTAGTCCTCCGGTTCAGGCGCGCCGGTAGCAATCAGCACGTTGACAGGCGCCGACTTGCACTCGTCGCAGTATTGCGGCGAGCCTGGCTCAACAGGCTTGCACGCTCCACAGAGCAAGCAGTTGCGCAGCATCTCAGATCTCCTCAACCGTTCCACGAATCAGGATCAGATCCCCGTCGTGATAGACGATATGTTCGTTATCGGTCTCGTCCCACGGGCGAACCTTCCCGACGTAGGCGAACCCCTCGTCGTTCAGCAGGGCCTCAAGCTCCTTCGGGTCGGACTCGGTTTGCCACTCTGTCGGCCACATCTCGGGGACAAGCCGCGACGAGTCTGTGATATGAATCTTCATCAGATTACCCATGATGCACCTTCTCTCCGCAACTAGGACACTTGTGAATGCAGTACGCTTTGTCAGCCTTGCGCCGCGCCTCTTCGGCAAGCTCCGCGACAAGCTCCTGCCGCAGATTCCGGAGAGAGAAAAGCGCACCCTCTCTCCACTCATGCCGCGGCAGGCTCTCGATCTCGGCGATCTTCGCGTCGAAATCCGTGAGCAGCCCGGACTCTATGTTGTCCCAGTCAAGCAGGACAACATCGACGTTGCCTCTCAGGACTTTCCAGTCGGCGACTCCGCCGTCGACCTGAATGAACACCACCGGCTTGTCAGGCATCAGCGGCCCTCCTCCGCGGCTCATTCCGGATGCACCGCGCGGACCAGATCGTAGACTGGCCCGTCTCCATCGCCTGCCACTTGCCTGTGCTTCTGGCAGATGGGGCGCAGTTCTTGCAGATAGTCCGCTGAGACGTAGACGGCCACTGCCTTTTTGCCACAGCGAGTGACACCGTCAGAATGGTAGAACTGGCAGGTCGGCTCGAACATCTTATACATCAGCCGAGAGAGCTTATCCGTATGAAGGTAGAACATCGTTCTCCTCCCTGCTGTCAGCGCGCAAGTCATCCCACAGCGCGTTCGCAATGGCTACGACCGCGACGATGCCGTACTGCTTGAGCAGGACGATCAGCATCTCCTGATCTTCCGAGCTCCACACCGGCACTTGCTGAGCTCCCATCTCCTCACCTCCGCTTGCACGCCCTATGGTATCACTTGCAAGCCTGGTGTCTAGCCGGAACTGGTGTTCGCCTTCTCGACGACGGTGTAGCGCGTCGGGATGCCCAAGAGCAACGCCTGCTCGTTCGCGTCAGCCGCTCTCACCTGTGCCTGCTCCTGCGTGTCATGCCCTGACAGGAAGATCCTGTCTGTGGCGACGACACGCCACGGCTTTGCCTGCTCGCTCAACTCGACCATCATGGCTCATCCTCCTCTTCTTGTCCCTCAGCTCGGCGGCATCATGGCTCCTCCTCTTCGGCGGCATCATGCCGAGGCTGTGGCTCAGGGGCCTCAATGCCCATCGTGCGGAGAACGGCTCGCACCTGCTCTGCGAGGCTCCAAAACGCCACATTCTCGTACAGCGTCTCGTCGTCCCCTAGTGCTTGAGCTTCAGCCGCGATGGCTTGTAGCTCTTTAACGACGGGCGAGTCGGTCTCCTCTTGCGCAAGTCGTTCCACGGCATCAAGCAAGACTTCGAACTCGGGAGGGCAGTATTCCCAGAGAGTGCACCGTATGGCGTTCTTGGCTTCCTCCCGCCATTCGGCTCTTGTGTCCTTGTCTGGGATGTCCGTCATGGCTCATCCTCCTCCGGCCACTCATGCCGGTCATCCGGCCAGTCCCACTGGCCCTGATGCAGCCCGCCGCTCTTGTAGAGCGCGTACTGCCGCTTGCGCTGACGCTCTTCGTCGATCACCCAACGTGGCTTCCGCTCTCCGCGCTCGTCCACGACGATCTCTTCGCGCCCGAGGCGCAGACGCCTGTCCTGCTCTTCAAGCGCGTCTCGCCGGTCCGGCGTTAGATCTCGCCGTTCGTCAAAATGCTCTGAGCCGTCTAGCCGGTCCTGCTCAAAGCGAAGCCGGCTCATGGATGCTGGCCTACGCCGCATTAGTCGGCCACCTCCTGCGCGTCAATCACGAATGACGCGCGCCGCCCGTGCGTGGCGCGCCACGCGCTCGCCCGTCGAATCGCCTCTCGGCGATCGCGAGCCATGACGGTGATCTGGTCCCCATCAGAGTACCGCACGGTCCATACGATGGACACCCATCTTGTGCGCATCGTCTTCTCCTCCTCCTGTCGATGAGCCTACAGGGAGAAAAGCCGAGAGGCCGTGCGACTAGACTTCGAGCGTACCCCAGAGCCGGATGCCGCACTGGCCCTGCGTGCGTGCCGTAGCGCCATCCGCGAGAACCACCTCACGGCCCTGGAAGCGGCCCTTCTCCGCCTTGTCGTCGAAGATGCCGACGTACAGGCGCTTGGCCTTGATGCTGGCCTTCACGGCCTCACCGATGGTCTCGGCGATGGACGCGAGATCGGGCTCGTGGAGCACGTCCGGGAAGACGTACTCGGACATCGACTCGCTCTTCGGAACGGTCAAGAACGCGGCCTGGTTCAGCCGGAGGGTTGTAGGCATGACTCACCTGCTCTCTGGCCCCTGACAGGGGCGGGATGTAGAACCTGACCCTCTCGGCTCTTCTCTCCGTAGGCCCCGAGAGAGCGCACGCGCTAGCCTTCGTCGTTGAACGGGTAGAGGTATCGCCAAACCTGGCCCCACCCGTAGATGTAACCCCAGACGAGAATCGTGCGGGTACGGGGGGCTAGAAGGTTGATCGTTGGCATTGGCACGGCTCTCACGCTCCTCTCGATCAGAAAAGAAGCACTTTAGAGCAAAGCGCGCTCTCTCGAAGGTCTTTCGTCTGATCGGCTCGTCCGTCGCCGGTCCTCCGCACTCTCGGGAGACACTTGCGGTGAGTCCGCGGTCGATAGCGCTCACCCGAGAGACTGTCCCCGGCGACTGCCTACGAGCCTGTTTGGGCCTTGCAAGTCAGCCGAAGCGCACCGCAGCCGCGTGTCAAGGGGCTTTCGCCGCGGGGGGACCTTTAGGGGGGGCCGCGGCGCCTTGACACGCAGGCTGAGGCGGCCGGAGTGCCGCCGGCGGTGCGCTAGGATGATGCAGCAAGGCCCGGGCTCGTAGGCAGCGGTCCGCCGGGGACTGGCTCGAAGGATGAGCGCATCGACCGCGAGACGGACTCACCGCGAGAGTGTCGACCGAGAGTAGCGGATGGGCCGGTCGGCGACGGACGGGGAGCCGAGCAGACGGAAGGCCGAGAGAGAGCGCGCCAACCGGCCCTTCGTCGCATGGGTGTGATGGGTGTGGTGCGCGCAGGGCGGAGGGCTGCCGAGCCCTGCTTCCCCTTCTTGTTGCGCGCCCTGCGCGCGAGCGAGCGTAGCGAGCGAGCGCGCTTCCTCTGTTGCCCTTGAAGTGCAGTGGCAGGGCTTTGGCCTGGTTGCGCACTCGCTCGTGGCAGGGTGTGGGGGATTCGCGGAGCGCAGTAGGGTGACAAGGGAGC